CCCGGTCTTGACGATTGGGTAACGGGTCCGGAAGACATACCGTGGAGCGTACAGCTCTCCAGCATCCTGACCAAGGCCCCGTAAGATGAAGCTCTCCGAGACGTCCTCTTCGGTCAAGACGTTGTCCGTCTGGTCCCGCCAGAACATGCTCCCAACGGGCAACGAAGTGATTCTCTCGAAGGGACCATACTCCGAATCAAACGAGCGGTAGATGTTCACCCCCGCCAGTTCGAACCCCGCATTCAAGCTGAGAGCAGACGGATCATCCCATCGGAGGTCGAAGACGCCCGGGTTCATCCCACCAATCAAAAACAGGTTGATTGGTGGGACTGGCCAGGGAGTCTTCTCTAGCTCCAGGTTCGTCGGGAAACGATCTCTCTGAGAGGCGTATGGCATGGGGGTTCAGCCACCCCGCCCCACTCAGGAGGGCGGCGTCTGAGGAGCTTCCGGGGTTGTGGAAGCCGGAGGACTGGCAGCATCATCGGACATGGCCGAGATGAGCTTGAGCTTGCCCGAGGAAGCATCGATCTCCACCGTGGCATTCGGAGCCAACCCCCGCTCCAGGAGGATACCCTCGAAGACCCTCTGCTTCTCCTCATCGATCCGACGAGCGGCGGCAAGAAGCTTCACTTTCTCCTGCTCCAGAGTCATGAACCTGTCGCTGACGTCGAGACGAGACTCCTGTAACAACCGAAGCCGGTTAAGCTGCTCCATCGAAACAGGGTCGTCTGTGGTCAACCTACGCTGCGGCTGCTGCTGGCCATTGTTATTTGGATCACTCATTTGCATCTCTCTTTCAAGTGGCGGCACAAGTGAGAAACCGCTGCACTTCGGCTCTTACACCATCGGAGTCATTATTGAAAGCGGATTCCCACACAACCAGACAATCAAAACCCGCTTCCTTGTAGGCTTCGACAAGCTCCGACTCATGGTCGAAATTTGCCCTACCTGTGAACATTCGAGAATGCCAGAAGTCGCCGAAGACCTCCACCACCTTGGTTACGCCCTTCTTGGGATGCTTCGGATCTGGACCAGGCAGGATGAAATCAGGGTTCTTGTGATGCCCAAGCTTTGAAAGCCATCGCCAGAACGAACCATTGCCTGTGTAGAGGAGTTCAGAATTGAGAGAGGAGAAACGCCGTTCTAGAAGGTTCATTTGTCTCTTGCCGCCCGCACTGATTAGGGCCTTGTAGGCAATCTCAGGCACCATCATGGGATGGGGAACACCATACTCCCGAATGAAGATTTCCCGTAGTCGTTGCTTGCCTATCTCAGAGGCAAAGAAGTGGTTTCCATAGTTGGCAACCATCGTCTCAAGTTGGACTCTCCGAAGAAATGGGCTCTGCCCAGTCCAGTCAACGCCCCAACGTTCCAGATTGGTCTGACGAGCCCGCTCAACAACCTGAGGTGAATTAGCTGGGGCCGGACCTCCATAGCGATCTTGGTTGGTTGTAGCGATTTTCTCTCGAATGTGGGGGGAAGCCAGCATCTCTTCAGACCCATAACGTTCAAGATTGGTGGCCTGAGTCTTGGCTCGAACTTGTGTATTCTGACTCGGATTCTCCGCACCATAACGAGCCCGGTTAGTTTGACGGATTTTCTCTTGGACTTCGGGCCAAGAGAAAGGATTGTCTGCACCTGTCAGCACTACGTGAGAAGCATCTGAAGCTTCTCGTACCTTGCTATAGAGGGTGGAACCCTTGGAGAAAGGATTCTCAGCCCCGAACCGCTCCAGGTTCGTTGCTCGAACCTTGTCCCGCACAGCCTCGATGTGCATGGGGTGGGACACATCCTCCCCATACTTGGTTTGAAGAGTGTTTGCCAGACGGGCCATCTGGACTTCTCCTCGGTCACGAGCCTTCCAGACCGTGCAGGTAGCCCGATGACGCTTCATCTGCGTTTCAGAGGTGCTCTCATGACCACAGAGGCACGCTAGAGGCTTCTTGGAACCACCTAGCTCAGCCTGCCATCCCACACAGACAGCCTTGTGCCTGGCGTTGATAGCGTCCGATTTGGGGAAGTGAGCTTGACAGTAAGGACAAGTGACAGGCATTCCGCCAGCATGTAAAGGGTTCAAAATCCCACGAATTTTGCAGGAGTTAAAATTCCAGCCCCGGTGTACGGGCCGAAAGCACTCCGAATACCAATCCCAAATTTGGGTTGTTGAAGACCCTTGACGATCTTCACTGTCTGCTTGGCACGTTCGAGCTGCTCTGTCCAGTTATCCTTGATGGCCTGGTAGGCAGATTCGTACTTGCTTGACTTCTCAATGGTGAGACTCACCCCGCCGATGCTGTAGTCAAACTCGTCGGCAATCCAGTTGAGCATCACAGCAAAGAGAGCGTGCATCATCGCTCCGTTCAAGAGCAACGTCCGCCACTCTGGACGGCTCTGAACGAACTGATCCAGGTTCACGAACGGAGTCCTCGGTGGAGCTGCAATCACCTGGTCAAGGGCACGCTGAAGGTACTCGTCCAGTTCGTCGTCTTCCCAAATGAATCCAAACACCCGGTTGAACTGCTGGACCGTCTCTTCGTGAGCCGGAGGACGAAAGTGGTAATTCCGATCTGGCTTGTTGTCCCGCAGAAGGATTCGAAGGCGACGAACCAAATCCGACTCCACGTCCGTGTAGAGCATCGTCTGGAGCGTCGCCTTGTCGATGACGTCAAACTCCTGGACTACCTGCTGAATCGGTCCGGAGACCGTCTCCCGGAAAGTCCAGCGGACCCTGTAGCTGCCCAGGTTGGCATCCAGAGGGACCACCACGCTGGCGTAGTATTCTCCTACCGAGGGGTTCGAGGGCACACGAACGGGTGAACCAAGAAGCACCTCCATCCCTGTTGAGAAATCATACAGGGCATAGGTGATCTCAGCCGCGTTTGTCGGCGTGTTGTTGGAGTTTTCCAGGAAGATGTTCAGATCTTCCCGGCCCAACTGTTGTCCTCGGTAGAAGCTAACAGGCATGGATTACCGTTCGCCAAGGCGAGAGGCCAGACCTCCGCAGAAAGCTCCGGTGTCGGTGACCTTACCTTCCATCTTTTTCATGCACGCGGTAATACGGTGTTTTCTGTCTCCGGTGAGGGAGTTCCAGAACTTCTTGAGGGAGTCCTCGGTCCAGCCCTTCGGAAGGTTCTCCCACTTAGCGGATTCCTTCTCGCCGGTCAGCTTGAGGATGTCCTGGCCGAACAAGGCCGAAGCCTTGATCCGACGAATGTTGAGCGAGGCCATCTTCTCCGCACAGGGCGGACAGACGGCTGCGACATCATTCTGGGTGAGCCATGGATCTTCCAGGGTCGTCTCCTGGGAAGTGCGGTCGTAGCTGTACTTGCTCATGGGTGATCTCAATCCCAGCCGTACTTCAAGACCCGGACGGTAATATCTCTTGGGTCTGCTGCCGCCAAGGCATCTTGAACCACGAAGCGATACTCCACAACACTGGTTTCTGAAAAGAAAAACCTCTGGTAATACCAACGAACCATCCAGTCACCTGGCTGGCCAAAATCCCCAACCCTCCCAGTCACGTAAAATTGACCCACATTCGGACCACGAGCTGGAACACGATTGGCTGGACCAGCTTGATACGGGACGCCGTTCCGGATCCAGTAGAGCGTGTAGCTCACCGCATTCGGGTTCACTGGGCCTGCGGAATTCCGGACGAACAAGTTCAGATCACCCACCTGGAAGGAGTCGTTCCACTTGAACGGACCCCCAGGGTTCGAAGTAGACCCGTCAGCCGTGCCCGATGTCGAAGAACCGCTACAGCGGCAGACCGTCGGTGGCATCTGCTCGACGACCAGCTCCCCAGTCATCGCAGAGGTGCCGTAGAGCGTGTCCGGGTACCCGCTCAGGAGTAGCTTTCCCTGGCCCTGAGCCAGCCCAGAAACGCCGATCAGGAGTCCAGCATCCCCAGTGACCGTAGCCACTCCTGAGGCCGTCCCTGAAGCTTGTAGAGGCGGGATAGAGAGTACCCCAAACCCCAGGACTGCGCCCGAGAGGAGCTGACTCAGAGCAGCACTTGCCGCTATCGAGCCAGAACCCGTGGCCGTTCCAGAGGCAAAGAGAGTCGCCACACCTCAGTCCTCAACGACTTGGAGCTGTCCGATTGGGAAGGACAGAACATCCCCGGTCAAGACGATCCTTGCAGCGTTGAGATTGGCAAAATAGAGCATGTTCCCGCCAACCAGGGCATCCATCAAAGCGAAGGAGGTGACCGTTCCCCAGCCTGCCGAGGCCGTTGGGAAAACGACCGGGATATCGTTGGTCGTAGTCCCGGCAGAGGGAGCAGCAAAGGTGCATGCCTGCCTGGCATAGCTGCCACCAGAGACTTCCACGCCACCCCCGGGATCAGTCGGAGCTGTCGTGAAGACAGCCACGTAGATCGCCGGAGGCATTGCATAAGCGACTCCGCGTAAGACGTGGTTGATCAGGCTATCTTCGAGGTAGTTCGTTTTCGACATGATCTACCCTCCCACGGGCACAAATGAAGCCTTCAACCCGGAAGCCACAAGAGGCATCTCTGATACGACATCAAAACCCAAGGCCAAGGCTCTCGACCCGACGGGGTAGCTCAAGATCAGCCGCCAGAAACCTACAGCATTTGGCCTGAACCGAATGCTGTAGAACCCAGCCTGACCAGTGATCTCGTTGAAGTAGACGTTACCCGCTGCTACCTGAGCATCAGTGACGGTGGCTCCCGTCAAGAATGTCCAGGGCTGGGCAACATTGTTGTAGAAGAGTGTGGCCGTGAGGTCGGCTATGGTCAGACCCGTGACCCGAGTGAAATCATCAGGAGCAAAGATATCCGCCTGGTCGATGACCACTCGATTGATCGGAATGAGACGACCATAGACAACCACTCGTTCTCCTTCTCAGCGCTCCGGAGCCTCTGGTGGCTTTCGTCGAGGAGGGTTCGTGTTGAGGGTCGGACTTGGGATCTTCCGGGGAGGGATCCTTCCCACCTGAAGTCCCGGGAATTGACTGGCTGGAGCTGTTCCAGGGACAGGACCAGGGACGAAAGCCCTGCGAAGAAGGGCTACCATTGTGAACTCCGAGCGGCCTCCAAGACTCAGCATGGAAACATCGTAGTCTTGTGGAGCCGCGTAGAACGCAGAGTTTCCTGACGTGACAAAACCCAAGGGTACAGATCCCCTCAAGGATGCTGTCTGACCAGAATTCCCCTGAACACCTAGAATCAGTGGAACAGCACCACTCAAAGATGCTGTCTGACCAGAATTCCCCTGAACACCTAGAACCAGTGGAACAGCGCCACTTAGACTTCCAGAGAATCCGGAATCTCCAGAAACATACAGTTCGGCAGCTTCAGCAGCCATGGCTCACCACTTCCTGGAGAGGAATCAGGATTCGGAAACGGTAAGGGCTCCGATGGCGAACGAAACCGTGTCACCAGGATCGACCGTCTTGGGTGCAGCAAGCGCTCCAGAGTAGAGCACGTTGCCTCCGGGTAAGGCAGAATCCAAAACGGCTCCATACGTGATGATGCCCCACGAACCAACAGCCGTTGGGAACGTGATGATACCTGTGTTCGCACACGTTCCAGCAGCAGGAGCACCGAAGGCCACTGCCATGCGAGTGTATTCGCCTGCGGAAACCTCACTGGCTAAGGATCCCCCTTCACCAGGATCACCCGTGAACAAGCCCACGTAAACGGTGGCGGGAGACACGAACGAAATGTTCCGCAGAACAGCATTCAGAAGGGCGTCTTCCAGATAGTTGGTTTTGTTATCCATGATTCCTCTCCGAGAGATGTGACAAATACTTGGTCAGGGCATGTGGCATATCGATTTCAGCGACTTAATGGCATTTGCGAACGGAAGGGCTGGAACTTTACCGGACTGATTGAACCAAGCCGACTTCAATTCCTCGATGTTCGCGATGCTCATATCGAAGATGAAACTGACCTTACCGTTGCCATTCCTGTCTGTTCGAAGCATCTGCACTCCCGCAACCTGTAGATAGGCAGCGAAATAGAGATCAGATGTCCGAAACTCATTCCCATTTTTGTTCATCTGTCATCTCCATCTCGACCCTGGCTCCGTCGAAGCCAGGTGCCGTAAAGCTCTCGAAAGAGCCAGATCAGGTCAGGACTGTCGTCCCAGAGACCCTCTGCCGCACTTTGACCTGAGCACTGGTCGTGGCGAGCGTGGCTCCAGGGATCAAGGCAGCCGGGATGAAGATCGAGGTCGCAGAGACCGTTCCTCCACCAGCTTCGATGAACTTCTGAAGCAGAGTCCTCCTGTACCCGGTGGTCACGTTGGCCAGATGAACTGTCGTCTCCTGTCTCTCCAAGGTGCCCAGGCCCGTGCCCGTGATGGTGAGGTCTCCAGCACCCGGAGTATTCAGATCCGCCGTGGTGAGAACCGGCAGGGTGGCAGCAAACGGAGTAACCCCGTCATCTTGCACCACTTCGATCGCCGGACCATCCACCAGAGGAGGAAGCCGACTCGGATCCGGGTTGAAGTTCACGTTGAGCAGCTCGGAGATGTCTCCAACCAGAAAACTCTCCACTGCCGTGGTGCTCTCCCAGAACTGAGGCGCCACAGCATCAGCTACCGCTTCCGTCGTCCCCCGAGACGTGGGAATGAGAGCCAGAGCAGTGGTAGCTGTACCAGCACCCGAACCGTTGATGGTTGCCGCAGAGACATCTAAAGGACCACCAACCGGGAGGGTGTTGAGGATCAGCGTGGCTGCCGGAACCATTGTCCGAATTGCCCCAAGGAGAACCAAGCCGAGAGGGGTGTTGGCTACGGAACCGCCCGCCACGGAGTCGTTCTCGATGAACGAATTCACACCCCTCGTCAGGGATTCCAGAGCGATGCCGTTACCAGCAACGTTCGTCCTGGCCAGAACACCAATCGGAGTGGTCGCTGCGTTCACCGCCGCTACCAGAGCAGCCAGCGTGGCATAGGCAGCCTGAGGAATCAGGACCGTCGTGAACACAGTCGGAGCCGCACTCACCCGAAGTTTGAGGTCGTCGTTCGCTGCTGTGATGGTCACAGGGAATGTACCAGAGATGTTCCCACCATTGAGAACGGCTCCAGCGCCGACCGTAGAGCTAGCTAAGACGCCTTCTACCTCGGCCACCGTCGGTCGGCTGATGTAGACTTCCTGACCTCGTGGCTCGGTCGGAGGGTTGTACCGAGAAACAGGTTCGAGATCGGAAAGAAGAACAGGACCCGGAAGGTCTCCACGGATTACGCCAACTCGCATAACTAGACTCCCTTTAATTCGACTGGTTTTGGCTTCCCAAACCGACCACGCTGTTGCTCCAGCTTGAGGTACCGAAGAATGACCCCATACCCGGCATAGAAATCACCGAGTTGATTGAGCAGCTCCAAGTCATCCGAACTCCAAGCAAAATGCGCCTTCTTGATTTGGAGACGCATTTTACGGATGATCTTGAAATAGCGATCCGCGTATGTGAGCGTGGCAATTTCTGATTCAGCCGCCGTGAGCTTCTCGAACCTCGACTGGGCATCCTTGAGTAAATTCCGGCGGTATGGATCCGGAATGAGGCCCTTGGGCTTCCAGCGATAGGTGATCCTGTAGAAGGAGTCACCTTCCTGATCGATAAGCTTGGGGAGAACAAGATACTGCACGTCACGGTGATCAGGTCAATACGACTGCCGGAGTAGAGGTGTTCCCGTCAGCCCGAACTTGAGCGGACGAGGTGACCAAAGCCACACCTGGGATATTTACAGCCAGGATGACGATGATCGTGTCGGAGATGGAGTTGAACAGAGCTGCGGGGATAACCTGTGCTCCAGTGCCCGTGATAATCACCGAGGTGACATCCGGAGTCAGAGAGAAGAAGCCTGTACCAGTGATGGTCAAATCACCGGGACCTGGAGTGCCTAGGTCAGCCGTGGCCACTGTTGGAGTCGCTAGGTCACTGGGGACAAATGACACGACCGAGATCAACCCTGCCCTTGTAAGACCGGCGATCTTGCCTCCACCTGCCGAGCGAATCACACGATCCGTCTCGTTCAGGTCAATGTACCCAGGGATTGTAGGCTCGGACGCCTTCACCCTAGGGATGTAGCTCGGTTGCTTGGGCTCGTTGGCATACCCGTCCCGCTTGTAGGCTTTGGGGTCTGCCGTAGAGCCCATCCGGTGGACTGCCTTGTTTGGGAGCTGATCATCGAGGTCATCGACGAGCAGGGCTCCCAAACCAACTTGACTGTGGATGAGTCTGAGCATCCTGGTTCTCCTACCTGGGGTAGTGATCTCTGCTAGATTTCGAGGGTAAACTTAGTCCCTACGGCCTTACCGGAGCCATAAAAGGAACCTCCATCCTGGATCTTCCACTTCGGGAACGCTCTTTTTAGATCGGGTAGGCCATCACGAAGTGAGCCGAGAACGCTGCGGTTGCCCCACTGCCTCGAACGAGAATCTGCTCGACCACCCCATCGAAGGTCGTGAACTCGGGAAGAGCATTTGGAGCAAGCTCTGTCTCTGGGCCAAGGACATTCGTAGCTACGTACATTTTGGTTACGGTCTCCTGGTTCTGAACCACCAAATTGGTGACCCCTCCAGGCAAATACAACCGAAGCGACGTTGCCACTGTCCCTTCATTGGGAGCCGTCCCCGCGATGATGATCCTCTGCCTCGTGTGCCTCTCGCTCTCGGGAAGCACCAGGACAGGTGGGCTCGTGACCAGAGTTGCTCCAGACGCATCAAGCTGCTTCATCCGGAGCCAAAAAGGCCCGGCGTCAATGATGGTAAATGTCGTCGGATTGAACACGAACCTGTGGTTTTGCCCAGGTGCCGGATCCAGAACTGCCTGGTTGATCCCTGTCGTTGGGTTGGTATCCAAGAAGCCTTGGCGATTCGTGATGAACGCCGTGAAAGCCGCATCAAAGTTCGTCGCCCACTCCCATGTGTAGGCTGCGACACCCGAACCCACCCGATTTGGGGTGAGCAGATCCACTAGACCCGCCCGACGACGACGGATGGAGAACTCTCGTGATACACTCATGACGCTCGCTTCTCCTCTCGGGCGACAAGTGGATCATACGTGGCCGCCGCTGCCTCGCCCTTCTTGCTCCGAACTTCATCCTGAACGTCTTTCCAAGAATGAGCCTCGTCACCCCCGAGATTCGGGATGAGCTTGTTCTTGAAGACGTGATCCTTCTCGCGACGGGCCATGTCTATCTTGCGCTTGCCACGATACTTGTTCTCTCGATTGGCCTTCGAGATCCAGCCTCCATGAACCCCATCCCGGAGGACGAAGCCGACGTTTCCAGGAGCAAATACAAGCTCCAGCATTCCACCTTGATCACAGTTCGTGCAGGGGATGATCTCGTCACCCGCTTTCACTGAGTCGTACTGCGAAAAGGTAAGCTTCTTGGTACAGTGGTTGTCACAGACCGGGCACCTGAGTTGATACATCGGCATCTTCATCTCCTTTTCATTTTGCCCGGATCGGAATCGTCCAATTCCGGGTCATTGCCAAGACGGCTGCTACATGCTTGCACACCTTGTTGACTCGCTGCGGATCACGAATGTTCGGAGCACTAGCAGTCCCCTGAAGGGGCGTCTTAGGGTCTTGGTAATCCTGTTGCTGAGCGTGAAATTCCGGACCTTGCCATCGCCAGGCCGGACAAGAGCAAGCTAGCTGAAGGTTCAACTTCGTGAACTTGACGATGTTCCCCGTCCGATTCGCCTTGAGCCGGACCACCTTGGGACCATTGCCGCAATCCACGGAAAAAAGCCATCGAAGGTTTTTCACATCAGCTCGACGGAGAGTTGACCTACACTGCTTGCTTCGTTGATTGATCCTTGGACTGAGCTTTTGCTCAATCTCCTCGATCTCGGCCGCAACCTTAGCCCCACCCAGGAGAAAAAGAACCGGAGCCTGCTCCAGGAGATACATCCCCGCGACCCACAAAGCCGACGCATTGTGCGTGTTGGGCTTATCGTCCCGATATGGGTATCTTGTGATCGAGTCATCCTCGCTAGGATGACCCCCTGGGTCTGTGAACCTCGGCTTGAACTTCCCGTGATCCCGTCGGTCCTCCTCAGGGTCTTCTTGAGGCTTGGCCCGATCATCAGGACCGTCCTTCTTGTAGATGGATCCCGGAGGAGCCTTGTCGAATTCCCGGTGATCCTCGACAGGCTTGTTGAAGGTGGACTGACCAGTATCTTTAGGGTCTATGGAGATCCCCCGCTCGACAGGTCCACCTGTAGGAAGCTCGGCCGTTCCCATGGGGTCCAAAAGAGGGCGAGCGGATTTCTCCCAATGGGAGAACTGGCCGTTGCCGTACCAGACTGGCTTCCCGCGTTTCTTCTTGAGCCCATCGATGAGAGATGAAACCTCTGCTGAGTCCATCTTGGCCCAGTCAGGTTCCTCTCCACCAACCTGCTTCACAAGATGCTTGGCATAGTCCAACTGTGCCTTTGAGGGTGCGTTGGATGTAGCCGTGGGGAGGGCAGGATTGCCTCCACCATAGCTAGGTCGAGTGATCAGGGGTTGAACCATTCAGCCCATCTTGCCGACAGCAATGTCTCCCACGGTAAAGTCCGGCTTGTCTGCGTACCGCTTGTTGACGATACCGTACCTCTTCCCCTCGACGTTGACTGTGTAATAGGCCGGAGCAATCGGCGGATCGCCCGTAGTGAAGTCATACTTGATCTTGCGCTTCTTCAACTCAGAGCCGATGTCCATGAACGAGCTGGCTTCCAAGATAGCCTCCCGAAGAACTTGAAGAGAATCCGCAGCTACCTTCCAGTCGGCCGACTTGAACTTGTCCTTGTTCTTGTCGTGCTCCACCTTCCACTTGGCTGCATCCTCAGGACTCATGTTCTCCGTCGGGTCAGCAGGCTTACCTTCCTCGAACCTAGACATGTGCTCTTCATCGGAAGACGCAACATCGATTCTGGGGTCAGGCTGCTGACCGCCGGCTAGACTTCTCCGAGCCTTCAGAATCTCACGAGTCAGCGCAGTTGCCTTTGTTACCCCATCTGTCCCGGCACCAAGCTCATTCAACAAGGCCCCAGTATTCTCTACGACCCCTGCCAACATGGAGAGGGCCATCCGCCAGTTACCGGCAACACCTTTTCGGTAGGCAATCAAACTGTCCGTTTTGATCAACTCCATCCGAGGCATCGGTCCCGGATCCAAGGCCGCTACCCTCTCTGCCGCAAAGACGACATTCTTAGGCATGGACCGCTCCAGAACACGAAGCTGACCCTGCAAAGAAGCTGCCTCATTGTAGAGGTTACCGAGCTGAGGGGCGTACTTGGCAGGATCCCGCTTGTAGGTTTCCAGCGAGTGCCTCATCTGCTTAGCACCATTTTCAACGCCCCCTACCATGCGATCGAGGAAGACAGTGAATTGGTCCTCACGGGTAAAGTCCGAAGCATCCTTGAACTTGTCCTTGTGCTCTTCGTTCTTTTTCTTCCACTCCTCGGCATCATCGGGAGACATGTTTTGGGTTGGATCCGCCGGCTGACCCTTCTCGAACCTGGATCTGCGAGCAGCTTCTTCAGCAGGATTGTCCTCCAGCTCCATTCCTGGCCCAGCAGCCATCCCAAGTTCACAAGCCATCCCAGGTCCGCAACTATCCTCGCCAAGCCGAATCGAAGGACCGTGGGCAAGAGTGTTCTGGACAGCAGACCAGTAGACCATGCCCCACAGGGCATCCTCCATCTTCGAGAGAATGCCCCAAGGTCCACCAAGAAAACTCGGTCGGAACTTCCCGAGATTGTCCACCTCTTGATGAAGATCTTGATGAGCAATGCGAAGTGTTCCAGGAGCTTCACGAGCCAATTCTTCCTTGGAACCTGTGGTTGCTTCCTTGGTCCCAGCGACCCAGGCATCTCGAAGAGCATCGTCGGACGCCGTCAAGTTCTCGGCAAGAACCTTCCTGAGCGTGGCCGCCAGGTGAAGTCTCTTGGGAGACTCCTTCGAGGGCTGGAGCAGAACCTTGCCCATGATCTCGAACATCTCGGCTGTGGCCGTCACATCCTCGGCAGTTCGAGTCTGATCTTCCAAACCGGAGATGAGCCCCAAAACCTGAGTCAGAGGAAGCTTGCCCGTAGTCCTGACATTCGCGGCGATCTTCTGGAGTTCCTCAGCAGCCTGCATCGGATTCATCGTGGGCCTCATTGGTTCTGAACGACGTTGAACAGTTCGAATCCGGACTTCTTTGAGGGCTCTCTCCAGCTCCTCGACCTTCTCTGGCCGCAGCTCTTGCTTGATCTCTTCATAGTCAAGACGGTCCGCGGCCAATGCCACGGCCTGGAGGGACTTCTCCAACTTGAAGAGGTGCTCCGGGATAGCTTGGAGAAGATGTCCAGCAACCTCGAAGATATGATCTTGATGGTCGGATTTCTCAACGAGCTGTCGAGCTAAATCGATATAGTGAGTGAGGTGAGCGCAATTCAAACGAGCGTCACCCAACTCCTCCATGAGGTAAACAGTCATGCCAGACGCCGTCTTTTGACGCCCAGCACGCTGCATACAGCCGTCATGAGGCTCAACCATCGGAGTCCTTTCCTGCTTTCACAGCAAAGGACTCCGAAAAGTGCCTTAGCGGTCCGTCAGAAGCACTCCGGGAACTCCTGGAGAAGCCGGGCCTTCATCTCGTCGTTCTCAGCAGCGAAAATGGCCTTGATGACATCCGGACGATCATCAAAGTCCGCTTGGATTCGGGCGACCTTCTTCCGAACAGGATCGTCGAAGTTGTAAAGGTCCGGGAAATCCACGCACATTATCTTGGCAATCTTCCGACGAGCGTCCTCAGTACCAGAGATATCCACCGGAGGATGAGCTGCCGGCTGGACCACCTGAACATCCTTCTTCGGACCGTTGGTGGTCCGGAAGGTCAAACCCTCGGACTCGACTACTGCTTGCTGAGCAAGGCCAGCTCCACCAGTTCCTCCGAGGTCTGCGGTCATCGTCCCGCCACCGACCGATGGAGTGACCGTGAAACCTTCGGTCTGCCGCACCTGGGGAGCCTGAACCGAACCCACGACCTGACGAGCCGGAACTGCATCCACGTCCACGTAGGCTGCCTTGTGAGCGTTCTTCGTAGCCAGATACTCAGCTCTCTGGACAGCCGACATCCGGGCCATCATCTCCTCTTCTGTCATGCCACGACCCGGATCGATCTGGCCTGATTGTGAGGCCGTTCGGATGTGACTGCCTGCGGACTCGGCCGTGAGGGTGGCTGACGCCTTGGCCGGTGTCTTGAGGTTCCTAACCGGGACTCCATCCTGGGGCTCCACGACAACCCTGGATGCCTCGGCCGCAGTCAAAGCACGATTCTCCGATCCCGTTCGATACGTTCGATCTCGGTTCCGATTCTGGGCAGCATCCGCCATCTCTCGAACATTGCCGACCGTGCGCTCCTGCTCATCAGTTGTCACCGGAGCCACTGGACGAGCCCGGTTCGCCGGATCGAGAGGATTCCCGCCCTGGGTTGCATGTCGAAGCTGGATGCCCGCAGGCTGCGGGATCTGGGCCGAGATGTCATTAGGATCATACTCGGCTGCTGGCACCACCCAGCCCATCCGCATCGCTCCACGCAGTTGGGGTAAACTGATCGACTGCCCGCCGTACTGGACGATGGTTCCGTCGAATAGAAGCTCGGAACCCGCAGGGACCGAAATCCCAGTCTGTCCAAGAGCGAACGTCCGAGTCGTGATGAAGGGCAGCGGCTTGCCAGCGTGGAATTGGATCTGGGTATTCATTTCAATCTGTCTCCCTAGAGATGGAAGGGCCTCTCTAGGGACAGATCAAAAAGTAGATTATGAGTGGATTAGTCAGCAGGCTCCAGACGGGAGGGAACCACGGCAAACGATGGGTTTTCTGCGATGGCTTCCAGCGTGGCCTCGGCCTTTTCTGGCTCAGGCCACAACTCCTCGGGGTCTACTCCCGAACGAAGGGCATCCAACGCTTGCTTGGCCGAAAATGCTTCAGCCTGTCTGGCTTGGAGAAAGGCATCCAAGGTGGCAGCCACTTCCTTGCGAAGTTCCTCGCCAGCCAGGTAGATGATCTGACCTCGAACTTCCCATTGCTCCATGAACTCAGGCACAGGAACAATGTCCTCGATGTTGACCCTCTCAGCTCCATGGGCCAATGGGATATCCCCAAACCCTTCGAGTTTAGCTGTGAGTACCCACCCCGGGCGTCCTCCAAATTCCTTCGGATCGGGAGTCAGGGTGAATGTGGTGCGAAGAACCGCCTTAGGATGCTTGCACCTCCCGTACTCCTCTAAAGCCCACAGGACAGCCTGGTAGAGAGACTCCGTGTCGTTGTAGGGCTTCCGGTGAAGATCTTCGGCAGGGTTCGACATGACCCTTCTCTACACCACTATCAAGGCTACACACGACCCTGCCGCTTGAAGAACTCGATCTGCTTCAAACGGGCCTCAGCCTCAGCCTTGGACTTGTAGCAGCCGCCATTCCAATCAGGGTTGTTCGGCGACCGAACGCAGTATTCGCCCTTCTCCTTGCGGATGACCGCTACGATGTTCCTTTGGGCTTCCTTCGTGACCTCGGTGATGTCCGTGAAGTCCCCGTCAGGATCCGTAACATCCACCCAATCCTTCTGCCTGATTCGAGGTTGAAACTTGGCAGGAGCCCTTGGAGATTTGGAGGGAACCTTGGCTTCCCTCCACTTGACCATCACGATATGCGCAAGCTTGTCCATCCCTACAGCTTTTTCAACTCTTGCTTGATCTCTTTGGCCTTGGGTCCACGCCATGAACTCGCATTGTTCAGGAAGTAAGCGATGATGCTCTTGGCCGAGTCTGCCCCGTAGCTGTCTGTGATCTTGTCCAGGTCCATCATCGCTTCCAAGTAAGGCTTGGCTGCGAAGTTGACCTTCTTCCAATCCTGGGCGATCTCCTTGGCGATCTCGTGAATTGGACGAGTCTGGGCAGCCTGGAGATACCTAGCAGCTACACGGTGGGCGAGGTCCATGCCTAGTTGAAGCAATCAAAACAATGATCGCTTGCAGGTCGGGCACTTTGGAATCGGCTTCTTCTGATGGAGCTTACAGTAGCCGTCTCTCCAAGCCATGTTCTTGCATCTACCTGGAAACCACCGGTCTTTCCGCTGAACTTTGCAACGAGCTTTCTCATGCCCTGGGTTCAGCCACCATCTGCCCTTATTCATGCAACGGGTCTCCCTACCAGCCGAGGATGATCGATCCCGTATCGTTTGAGGAACCGATCCACCGTTGTGGGTGCCTCACCAAGCATCTTAGCCATACGTCGAATGGGGATTCCTTGTGAGGCCATCTCTTTCAGGATCTTCTCCGAAAGCTTCTGTCGAAGCTGATATTGAGGCCCCAGGAATCCGAACTCCAGCTTGTGAGTCATACAGTCTGGCATGTGTGGACGAACCAGTGAGATGAAGCGTTCGGCTTGATCTTCACCATCGAGAATGAACTCGCCCGTCTTACCTTTCCGCAAAGTCCACCTGGGACTGAAACCAAACTTCTCGAAAATGGCCAGAGCAACACCACGACTAGCGAGATCCATCCCAAAGGCGAACATGGGCCACCATTGAGCACAACCATCGTCCATAAACCAGATAGCAAGGGCGAGTGGATCTACGAGATCCACCACTCGATTCTGTAGCCGCTTGGGGCCTGGTTCTGGATAGAACAGAGCGTGCCAGGGAAGCAGAGTAGCATGGGAAACTGTTTCAAAACGCCACCCAGGGAATTCCCGCCACTGTGTCGGGCTGATCGGAGTCTTTACCCAAGATCCCCACTCAGAGGCTTTCCACAGAAGGTAGGTCTTCTGCGCATCCGAATGATTCTCCATGTAACGGGCCACGTGGATACTCTTGGAAAGCCTACCGTCCCCAAGCATGGATCCCACTAGAACTGACTGTAGTCGGCCCTCTATGGGGATTACCTCGTGGCGTTCTGTTCGACAGATGGTCTCTATCCCAAAGCGACGTCTCCAAGACCTCACCCGTTTGACAGTTGCTTCCCCTTTGAGCCTCAAGACAATCTGCTCATCTGTGAGTAAATCCTCAGCATAAAGTCGTCGAAGATCCTCCTGGGAGATAGGACACGGTACAGCTTTCATGCTCTGACTTCTACACTACTGGAGCATTCACAGCAAGAGAAAAGCCGACCCAGTTTCCTAGGTCGGCTCCTCTTTGGCTTCTCCCAGCCTCTACCGGCTCACACTCAGAAGCGTGTGATGACGAGGCGAGTCAACCCACGTGGGTTGAAGGCGCCTATGCCGATATTTTCGAAACAGGAGAAACCAATCGTACGAGCCTTCGGGTCGTCCGCCGAGAGAACGGTCAGCTCGGTACGGACCGGGAAGCGGCCGAAGTTCTCCGGCTCTGCACAGACATACACGTAGCCGGCCGGAACCAGACGGCTGGTGATGATCTGAGCACCCCAGAGGGTGGCCTGGAGACCGGTCTTCAGGAGGGTGGCCTGAGACTCGATGTCCAGGATGTCACGACCGAACTTCCGGATGTCAGCGTAATCAACCGCATTCATGTAGATGCGGGCAACACGCAAGTCGTGACGCTCGACCTCAGCAAAAGCATCCGCAAGGACGCTCGGGCTGATTGGAGCAACGACGGCGATGTCCGGGTTGGTCTGGCCAGGCAGAGTGTCGAAGCCCGAGACAGCGATGCTGTCCAGAACCGCAAACACACGCTCGTCCTCAGCCGCCTGGATCTGAGCCTTCGCAAGATCCTGCGAACGCTCAATCAGGTCGAACCGACGCTCCTTGATCTGGGTGAGCGGGATCTCCGGGTTCGAGGCAATCTCGAACAACGGGAAGATCACACGCCTCGGCTTCTGGATGGCGAGGATGTTTTCACCCTCTTCACCAACCACGAATGCCGTGACTTCCGGATCCTTGTCATAGATCGGAAGGGCTCCGTCGGGGAGCTGCTCGACCAGGAAGGTCTTGCGACCAACGGCCGTGTAGTCTCGACGGAGACGTAAGGGCTGGATCATCGAAGCTGCGAGCTTGGCTCGGCCGGCAGCAGTACGGATGTACTCACTGATGATCTGTTGCTTGATTTCGTTTGAAACCTGGTTCATGGCTCTTTACTCCTCACTCAGCCTCAGACTCGCAGGTCGATGACCAGGAGTGAGTTGTTGGCGTCCGGGGCGACCTTGACGATGCCCATGAGCGTGTTTGTGCCCGCAGAGGCGTTGTCCTCGTAGCCATCCTCGACCTCATTCGTGAGCAGGCCGTTGACCGAGGCGTAGAGCTTTTGACCGACGGCGTACGCTGTGAGAGCAGCGGAACCAGTCTTCTGGTGCTGGGTCTCGTAGAGCGTAAGACCGATGGTAGCCATCCCACAGACGTAGGGGCCACGACCGGAAGCCACACCTGGCGTGTTCTCGAACGGATTCCCGAGGGAGTCGTTGATGAAGATGCCGAGGGGCTTCTGACCAACCACATAGGAACCGCCAACCTTGACGGGACCTCCATGGAAGCCATTGCCTGCGTCAGGACGAGTGAAGGCAACGCTGCTGCCGAGAACGCCCTTCTTCGTGATTCCTGCGAGGGTCGTGGACGTGTTGACTCCGGCGACAATGGGAGGGTTGGTTTGCGTGAACGCATCTGCCGTCAGAACACCAACGCTGTTGCGGGTGCCCATGTGGAAGAGGTGAACGCGACCTGAAGTCTCCCTGAAGTCACCCGAGCCCTGTCCACCTAGCGGATTTGCCATTGTTGGTATTCTCCTGGTGTCAGTTCTTGCTGGGGTTACCGATGTACATATTCATCTGCTCTGGAAGATCAGGACCGAAATACGTCGGAGACGTCCGGTGCCGAATTCCAGAGATTGGAAAGCTTCTCGACATCCCCACCTGCACTGGGAGTCGGTGAACCGCCAAGCTGCGACACACCAGCCGTTGGACGTGTTCCGATCGTCCGAGTTGAAGCCGTGCGAGTCTGGGGTGTGGTGGCCTGAACCTGCATCGGTGCCGGAGCCCCATGCTGGAGAATGTGAGCCTGCTGAGCGTTCTGGACCTCTGCGTTGTTGGCAAAGAGGGTGGACAGAACCTCGTCCTCCGGACCCATAGGAACCTCGCCGATGTCCATCGACGGAGAGTCCATCTGAATGCCGAAATCGTTGGCGTCGAGGCCCTGGACCTGTGGCTGCTGGCCCTGAGCGAGCATCTGATCAATCATCTGATCATTCGACTGCTCCTGAAGCATCGCATCAAGGGCCTGCTGCTGATGCTCGGCCATGGTCTGACCCTGCTGCACTTGCTGACCCTGGCCCTGCTGCTCCATCGGAACCTGCTGGACCTGCTGGACCTGCTCCTGTTGCTGGCCTTGCATCATCTGCTGGAGCTGTTGGGCCATCTGCTGGACCTGCTGGGCTATCTGCTCCAGCGTCCCGAGCTTGGCAGAAGCTTCCTTGTCATCCTTCTTGTCCTTGGCCTCATCCTTCTTCTTCTGGATCTGCTCCAAGAACTCCGGAGGAAGCTCTTTGGCCTGCTTCTCGCCTTGACCTTGATCTTGATCCTGGGCCTGCTGATCCTGGGCCTGCTTCTCGCCCTGATCCTGAGCCTGACCCTGATCTTCCTGATCCTGAGCCAGGCGATTGACCGTAGCGATGAGGTCGGGGTCAGACAGGTTCATGAGCGCAAGAGCCTGATCCTCAACCGCAGCCTCGACCGCCTTCGATCCAAGCATCTGACGAGCCACCTTGCAGCAAAGGTCGGCTTTCTTCACCAAAGTCTCCTCATCGAGAGAAGCCTGGCGGGCACCTCCACCACCACCACGAGCTGAAGAAGAACCTGGATCGGTCTCCGGATGACTGAAGGTGTCACCCCTCATCTCTGGTAAGCCGATCTCGTCCCGAGCCGTCTCACCATCGCTATATTCAGCCTTCCAGTTCTGGCCGGAAGGGTGAACGTCTTCGGCGAAAGTCGAGGGATCACCCGTGAGGTACTTGTCCGCCGAGGGCTGCCTCTGGAGGTGGTCCTGATTCATCGCCCGAGGATCTTCCGCACGCTTCGACATCGCCGAAGCCTGCTTCTGAATCTCTGAACGGTTCCAAGTGGTGCGCTCACGCATGGTGGATCAGCCTTTCCTGCTCAAAAGGGGACTATAAAAGGAATCACTGTCCTAGATCGAAGAGACGGCCCTTAACAATTAGGGCCTCTTTTTCAGCCTGGGTCATGTCCCTGCCAATGACCCTACGGCAGGCCAGTAGGTAACTTTCTACATCTGAGTATGCAGCCGCGCCCCCAACGGCCACGACGGTTCGGTAGATCCGGTTGTCTCCGGCCATTCTGGGACTGTCATTCATGAGGTCTACGTACCGCGAGATAGCCAGGATCTCCCTACTGGAGAACTTCTGAGCCTTGACTATCTGCCAACCACCACGAAGGTGGTAAATCAGACCGACTATGATTCTTCGGGCTATAAGCGGATTCTTGACGCTTCGGAGAACAACCCGAGCTGCTTGTCGAATAGCCGGATTCTGAGCCATGGCCGACTTGATCAACGTCTCGTTCATATTCTCCGACCCGGGTCCTGGAGTCTCCGTTGGTGGAGGAGCTGCCATCTCCTCCCGGACCTTCTCGATAGCTTTGGTCCGGATATGATCAGCCAAGTCACTGACGGCGGTGTCCATCGGATTTTCGGGAGATTCCTCACCTGGGATATCTCCTTCGGTCGGGTTCTCCTGTGCCCAGATTCTTCGGGCCGCCTTCTGAAGCAACCGAGGATCAGCAACCCGAGTGGGCTGGGAGAAAGCCACCTGCATCTTCGGAGCCAACCCAGCAATCTCCTGAGGGCTCAAAATGTTTCGAAGCACAGCGCCCGTGAAAGCCGGATTAGCAACCCAAGACGCCTCAATGAACTTGACCGACTTAGGATCTGTATAGTGCCCGCAGAGTTCGGCGATCTTCCGGGTCTTCCCTAAGGAATCGACGAAAGTGTTGCCCTTCGAGTACCGTATGTGCGAGCAAAGTTGAGTCTCATCCTCGGAGGTATTCCCACACTTCGAACAGGTCGTGTGTACGACAGAACAGCCCATACTCAGCGTCGAGAGCTGACCGCTCGCAATCGCATCAATGAGTGGCTTGTGTTTCCGATCTGTGGCTACGAGGATGTCCACGTAGATCGAGTCCCCAATGTCCCGGGCAGCGGCATCAATGATCTTGCCCTTGGATAACTCAGGGATCTGGAGATGTTCGACGTAGTTCTCTCCACCAACGAATGTCTTGAAGGTGGCTAGTAAGAGCTTCCGCTCCCACGAATCTTGGTTGTTGTTGCAATATTTGCTCGTCCCAGGAGTGATGAAGTAGTCCTGGTACTGACGATTGACCGTGAACCCACCCTCAAAATTCCTGCCGAGCTGACCGGGACCATTCTCAGTATCCACCGAGGCAATAATGGTGCAGTGGCTCAAAAGGAATTTGTTTGGGTCGTACTCCCCAAGAACAACCTGTGCGGCAACCCTCCGGTCGAAAGCCGTGCCCATCTGCATGGCCTTGTGACGAACCTCATCCCAGGCCGGTAACGATGTGATCGGCCTAACGACTGCTGCGTTTGCGTACTTGAGGAATGCCATACTTACTTCACGAAGACGTCGCCTTCGTGCTTCTTCAACTTGGCTAGTACGTTTTCCAGATTTCGAATGAGATCCTTGAGTGGTCGTTCACGAATGGCAAGAGAGCCGATATCTTTGAGATTCAGGATCACTTCCTTTTCGACATGTACTCGTGGACTAGCAGCAACCCGATCTGTTCTGTCGTAGGAATACTTCATGGCTTAGATCCCATCTACCAACCCACTGGCTCTCCATCCGGACCCATGATGTCGTTCTGGCGGATGATGAAGAGGTCTTTCGGACAGGCAAACAATCTGATCTTCTCGCCCTCGGCCATCTTGTAGAGAGTCTTCCGCATCATATTGCCGCACTTCGGGCAGTTGGGCTTCTTGGCCGCAACTTCCTTCTTCGTGGCTCGATGCTGACGGTTCTGAGCAACCCAGTAGGTGGCAGCTTTCCGGGCGAACTCAGCGATGTAGACGTCTACAGTGTTCCGAGCGAACCGATACCACTTCTGGATTTCATCCCGAAGTGCTTCATCGTTCACCGCTTGCGAAGCATACCGACGCCACAGGTCGTCGTAGGCCCTAACCTCGTTTGCTCCCTTCGACCAGATCCGAGCCAGCTCCTTGTGGAAGCCTTGCGGAAGCTCGGTAGTCCGCCAGAGAGCGAGTCTGACGGATGACTCCTTGGACTTCGCCACATCCCAACCGGGGTAGTAGGAGAAGTCCAAGGCTGGAGGAAGGTAGTAGGCAAACTCGGCGTTGACCCGAACCAGCTCTTCTGGAGAGACCCGCTCATTTCCAAACGGCCACTGGACATCCACGAACCCAATGCCCTTATGGACCGCTGTGACACGGCCATAGAAGGGGGAGACCTCGGAGAAGCCCGGAATGAACTTCTGCACAACATCTCCAGGACCGAAGTCCCGGGTGAGCTTCCAGTAGTCGATTGCCAACTTACGGGCCTTTCCTCAGGGAGCCAGCGGACGACCTGTTGTGGACTTTCCGTGATGCACTGCTGACGACTGATCGTCGGCGTACGCCTGCATGTACGGCTCGTCAGCGTTCGTCATCACCGGATCCATGGGGTTCTTGAACGACTCCATGTAAGGCTCGTCAGAATCCCGGCTGATAACCTCAGCGGTCTTCAGAACCTCCACCTGGCGACGAATCACGGATTCCTGCCCGTAGGCCATCTTCTCGATCTCGTCTGCAACCACGTCAAGGTTATTGACCAAACCCTTGGCCGTGTCGAAGTCCATCCCCCACTTCGCGTGGTTCTCCTGGATGAATCCAGCCATCTTGTCGAGACGACCAAGGATGTTGTCCATCTTGGCCTTTGCTTCCTTAGATAGTGCCATTATCCTTCTCTCCTCCTGATCGTCGGGTCAGACATCCAAGCTTTTGACAGCCTGGAGCACGGGCATGAAGGCCGCTCGGGCCTCGGGGTTCTGCTGAGCGGCCGAAATCACGGCTGCACGGAGTGAAGCGTATTTCTTCGCCTGCTTCTCTCCCTGATCCTGGTCATCCTGACCCTGATCTTGAGCCTGCTTCTGACCTTGATCCTGGTCCTGCTCCTCGTCCTGGGCAACCCGGGTCGCCAAGTCCATCAGGTCGTAGGCCAAGGGAGCATTCTCAGCAGCGTACTTTGCTGCCAGCTTCCGGATTTCGTTCGACGCCTTCATGTTTGCCACCTTCTGTGATCCTTGATCTCCCAAAGGAGAATCGGTTGCCTGTCGTTGAGTCAAAAGAGTCATGTTTCCATCAACCCCGGCCAACCTGGCCAAGAGCATGTTGTAGTTGTTCGGCTGGATGGCCCCATTGTAGGGTCCACTGTAAATCGCTAGGTCGAGAGCCGCTCGAAGCTGGGTGTCTCGAACAATCCCAGGCAACGATTGCTTCAACACAGGCGTCTGCAACCAATCCTTGGCAGCTCCAAGGATCATCTCCCAGTCGGTCTCTCCAAAATCTCTCTGAGCTGGTTGCTGCCAACCGTTGTACCCAGGATATTCGGCAGGGGCCACACCGTTGTAAACGGCGGCCTTTTCAGACACAGGTGCCATCGAAGATGGCGTGGGATAAGAAGAAATGACGAACCTGGCGGCCACCCTGGCGGCAGTCTTCTCCCCATACTGGGCAAACTGCTCAGTCAGAAGCCATTTCCTCAAATCTCGTGTGGCTTTGGGGTTCTTCACCCGGTCGTAGTGGGCTGGTTTGACCGGGGGTACTGGCTTGGGGTTCTTCTGTTCCAAGGTCCAAAGGGCTGCCTGCCTATCCTCCAGGAGGCCGTTGTAGGACCGCATGGCTTCCTGCCATGCCTCAGGGGTCGAATACTTAGCCTGGTCCGGCTTCTTTGGCTCTGGGCCTTGATCGAGTTGATGCTCAACCTCGATTTCCCACTCAGCAAGCTCCTGTTCGTGGTTTGCCTGGTCTCGGTCGTAGTCAGCAATCTCTTGATGCTCCAGATAGAGCTTGGTGGGAGCCGCCTTCTGTGGAGCAAGCGTCTCGATTCGATGAAGAACCATCCGCTTGAAGGTATCCCTAGGGTCTCGTTCGCTCGCCAACTCTGAAGGATAATTCCTGGCCCGGATTTTCATGAAGTTCTGAGCAGACTGAATCCCCTTCCCGATGTCCTTCGGACTGCTCCACTCAGAGATGTCCTGAAAGTCGTCTACGACTCCTTCCTTCTCCTCACGATCGTAGTCATCATCATCGTCATCCTTCAACAAGGACCAGAGAACTTTCGCAGGCGTTGCTGCAATGCTGACCGCAGTGCCAAGACCCTTCTTGAAAGCTCCCCAGCCTGTCGGACCCTTGGCAATGAAGAGATTTCGAGCCGTATTGAGATCGTTGCCCTGGAGGTAAGCAACCACAATTCTCTGGGCATCCGGGTTGCCGCTCAGAGACTCCACGAGCTTCTTGGCAGCTTTTGGAGGAACATGGACGCCGGTCTGGCTGGTTGCCCGATCGAAAACCATGTCCGCAGCTTGTTGAGACACAGCCGAACGACCCTCTCCAGGTGGCTTGAGAAGAACCTGGGTCAGCCCAACGGCGACCATCGGGTCTGTTCCCTTAGGCAGAGTCTTACTCAGGGAGTCTTGGATGTTCTTCTTGGCAGCCAAACTGATGGCTACGATCTTGATCTGGTGCGCCCTGTAAACCTCGGCTTGATCTTGTGGACTCAAAGCAGCAAATGAAACGAAGTCGCCTTTCTTCGTCTGAATCGTTTCCGGCAGAGGAACCTTGGAAGGATCTGTCTCGTAGAACTTCCCAACCCTCCCGGCAAATGCCGTGATGTTCTTCTCGGGCTTTGAAGCCACGGCTTCGTAATACTTCACCAGGTCATCCACATCATCTGGATGCAGATTCGCCTGGATCAAAGCTACCCGGGACTCTTTCGGAAAAACATCCAGGATCTTCCGGATGGCGGCTTCACGTTGAGCCCTGGAGGCAGGCGGTCGCTGTGGAGGGGGTACTTTCGGGACAGCTTCAGTGACATCCTCAACCTCCTCGGGTTCTTTTTTCGGAGTCCCTTTCAGAGCTGACTCGGCTTCTTGAATCGCCTTCTTGTGCTCAGCGACGGCTGCCTCGAAGTCCTCCTCGGACTCAAAGTCCTTACGCTTCGGCTTGGGCTCTTGCGCCTTGGCCTGGAGTTGTTCCTGATGCTTCTGGAGCTTGGCCTTGTGCTGCTCCAAAGACTCCTGGTATTCCTCGTCCGAGTCATAGTTCTCTCGCTTGGGTGCAGTAGGAGGCTTGAAGCCTGAAGGCTTCTCCTCTTTCTTGCCCTTGCCCCGAGGCTTCTTCTCTTTCTTGCCCTTGCCCCGAGGCTTCTTCTTTTCCTCGACAGCCGCCTGTTCCTCCTCGGACTTGACGGTGTGTTTGGAAGGGTCAGCTTCCGGGTGGGACTTGAGGTACTCCTGTTTGGCTTCCTCGGTGGGGAACTCCACCGCCTGAAGATACTTGGCAACAACCCGTTGGGCAGAGCCTCCGACGTTCTTGTAGTTATCGGAGCGGTCTTTCCGGTCCGCCGCCTCGTCCGGATCCACATCGTGATCGGACTCGTCCCTTTCCCGCCGAAGATCTCTCCGAGGGGGCTTCAATTTGGGAGCGGGACGGACCAAACGCTCGGCCTCGTCATCCTCCCGTTCAGCCTGGGTCTTGGTGGACAGGAAGTCCATCGCTAGACACGGGGGATTCAAGGATTAGGACTGGTCGGCTTCTTGGAAGCGAACCGACTGTTCTGCGCTGATGTGTCCTGGCCTTCCTCTGGCTTGATTTCAAGCTTGAGGTACTTGGCGATACGCTCCAGAACGTCGGTCTTCTCGGCCAGGACACGGCCAACCTCAGCATAAAGCGACCGGAGCACCTCGTTGAAGGTGGCATCCGAAACTGTGAGGACATCCCGCTCGATCTTGAGCCGCGTGTCACTCGGGTCAATGTTGAGCATCTCCAAGATGATGTCGATGCTGAGCGAGCCCTTCTGGTAGAGGTTGTACATCGCATCGAACGTGTCCTGGCTGTCCCGAAGCGGAAGCCGGGTGAACGAGAGCTTCGGGTACAGGACCACTTCCTGACCCCACTGGTCCTTCTCGATGAAGCCCTTTCGACGAGCTACCGGCTTGAACAGGTACTCCTCGACGTACTCCTGTAAGACCTCTCGGAATAGGAGATACCTGTTGTTGATTACCTCCAACTTGAGGCGATCTCCCGAGTAGAGAGCTTCACCGGACATGAGACTCTCAGTCACGCCAAGACCCGTCAGGAGCCGCCGCTCGGTCTGCTCGTACTCCACGGACAAGTCCAGGAGACGATCCCTGGATCCCATCTCCTCCCAGTGGACCTCATAGTTGGCCACAATGGAGTAGTCCGGGTCCACGAGAGCCAGATCTACCTGCTCTCGAAGCTGCTCGACGTCCGTATCCGAAAGACCCTCGGCCCACACAATGCGCTTGGGAGTCATCGCCCGAGAAGCGATGGAAGTCTGGGCCTGCCGGAGCTTCTCCCTATAGTAAAGCGTGCGTAAGCAGTTGAAAGTATTGGTGTTTCCAGCAAAGAAGGTGTGATCCTTGTGGACGTTAAGGCTGTAGACTGGCCCTGTGTGCCTAGCCGTAGAGACTTCCGACAAGCGATAGTACAGCTTGCCTTGAAGCTCGACGTGACGTGACCCAGAACGCCCGTCCTTCCACTTGTCTGGTTCCTGTCGCTTAGCGAGGAACCCGGTCTCGAAGAATGCCTTGACCGACGGACCGTGCGTGAAGTGTACAGCGTAAAGGGGCTTTGCCCAGGCCATCTCCCCATTTGCCTGCTTGACCCATCTCTCCTTCGTGGGCTTCGTCTTGGAGACGGGAATACCTAACGAGGTACAGAGGAGGAACACCTGCTCCATGAGTGCAGCGTTCGTATTGTTGAACCGGACACTGACACTGCCGTCTTTTTTGCGAACCACGTCCCCATCAGAATCGCAGAATCCTCGGAGCAGGCCGAAGAGAAAGCTCTTGGGGGCATCGAAAGCCCAACCAGGGACATGCTTATCTTCGCTGGTATGCCCAAAGTTCGCAGCTAGCCAACGGATCACGGCATCTTGACTACCAGACAAATGAACCCCGGCTGCCATGGGTGTTTCTGACCAGGCTACCTTGAGGTTCTCAAGCATGGGCTTGATGCCTCGCTCCATGGCCTGGACGGACGCTGGCTCGTTCGGACCGTAAGTGAACCCCAGGGTTCCGTAATCAAGCCCATCTTGCTTCGATATGTGGCCATCCCCGAGCCAGAAGCCCAAGAAGTACCCAAGGTCGGAAGAGAGGTCGAGATTTCGAGGGAAACTTTTTACATGATTCGCACTCGTAAGGGCATGGATTTTCTTCCTGTTGGGAGGGAAAATGATCGACTTGCCCTTCGTGATCCTAACTCCATATCCAAGCTGGATGAGTTGAGACCGTATCTCCTTGAGTGTGACAGGATGCAGGTTGAACCGCTCACACACTTCCGCAGACCGTAAGGTAACAGCTTCAGTTAGAGTCGTCGCCCAATCGAGGATGGCATTCATATCTCCAGTACGCCCAATCTTCTTCGGGTCAGTTTGCTCCTTCTCGTAAGAGACTGTGAATGTATCAGCGGTCCTGTCCACTACCTGCAAGCGAAGGGACGAAGAGCCTCCAGACTTTCGAGCTTGGTAGTCAGTCTCGATACCATGCAGGTAGGCTGCAAGATCCACAGACTTTACAGACTCGGTGAGAGGAAGCTGAGCGACCTGGAGGTAGTCTCCAGGCAACAGATCACCTGCGACCACTTCCAAAGTCACCCCGTCACGAAGCACAGGGTACTTGTGATCTTTGGTGCATCCGATGGGTTCTAGCTTGGCAACATGGAGTAGGGAAATTTCCTCATCGATATTGCGGATACCGACTTCAAATTCACACCACGCCCCCGTATGACTCAAGACCAAGTCCTTGTCAGGATCAAGGTCTTCGATAGGAATCTGGCGGACTTGGTCCTCCCGTTTCACAAGCACAGGCGTACCTGCGATATGACACCGATCCAAAATGCTCTGACCAATCTCCTGGTCCGCACCCTTTCGACCTGAAAGCATGTAAACGAAGGAGCCTTCATCGGGTTCAGTCCCCAGAGGAATGAGCTTACCATCAGCAATGTGCTGTCGAACTTCCTCGGGGATCTCCTCGATCATCTCTTCCGCAACCGGATCTCCACCTAGAGCCTTTTGAATGAGCGCTCGATCCCGATCCGAGGGGATCAACTCAACACGGACCTTATCCGTAAAGGAAAAGGTCTGGAGCTTGATCTTATCGATGGGAAGGATGATGATGCGAGCCCATCCCATATAGTTCTTAGCGTAGTGATGGAGTTCCTGGGTTTCCCGGTCCTCTCGCTCCTCCCACTGTTCCTGGGTGGCTTCCCCGGAGGTGCCGTCCTCCAAGAGAACCGCCATCTTGATCTGGTGCTTCTCGTACCCAATCTCGGGAGGGACATCGACTGCACTATCTTCGGCGAAAATGGCCGCTGTACCATCCAGCCAATAGTGGTGGCTGGCCGTGATGAGCCGTTGGAACAGCTTCGTGCGCCGACACATGCCCTGAAAGAAATCCAGGATGAACTTCCCATAGTCATCCGGAGACTCAAAACCCTCGGGGTTCGTACGGGGTTTCGGGGTTGTCAAACGGAGCTTCGAGAGCGGAAGCTCCGTATGTAAGTCGATGGCCTGCCCAACGATCTCGTCCGCGTTGTAGAAGTGGCGGTAAATCTCCCGCTTCTCACGAAGCGACTGCGGGAGTTCCAGAAAGTCTGTCGAGAGTTGCGGGCTGAAAAAATTGCCTTGGCTCGACATGGTCGTATTCCCGCCGAAGGCTCCAGCAAAGCCATCGAACCCGGAATTTGCCAACTTGACCTGCCGAGCAATCTTCTCCTTCTCGGTCAGACCCGACCTCATATTGCTGTGGGTTGCGACGTAAGGACGCTGGGGCGGCATCCGGGTTGTCGTCCGGACGATGTAGCCTCCTGATCCGTTGGTGAATCTGTCAGACGGCATAGGTCACCTCTCCGCCTCATCCCCATAGATGAGTTCGAAGTCATCACTTGTGGGGAGCGAAAGCTTCTCGATTTCTCGGTTCTGTGCCCGGAGCCTTCTCTGCTCCTCCTCGATGGCTTCTCGCTGCCGAGTTTCTTCTTGATTAGCCTTGGCAGTGTCAAGCACCCTACCCATCGAGGCGGTTCTGCGTAAGCCCTGATTCAGAGCCCCGCAAATCCGGGCGTAGGCGTTCGAGTAAGCCAAGTATCCAGAAGTCATTTCGTCCCGCTGCCGAAGGGCATGAGTTCGAAGTCGCTGGGATAATTCGACCAGCTTCAAGATACTGGTCGAGACAGACTCCCGCACGGAAGCCATCTCGTCGATGATCGCTTTGGCTTCTTTCTCATGCCGCTCGACCCGCTCCTCTTCCTGGAGCCGAGCGGTTCGAATCAAGCCGTTGCTGTGCTGGGCTTCAGGCGACATCCTTCTTCTCGTTCAAGTTTCCCCAGGCTTGGACCAGACGGATCAACAAGCCGATGTGAACTAGGTCTCCAGCCAGAATGCTGGACCACTCACCACCACAACGTCGAAACACTACCCGGATGGAGGCGAGCTGCTCCCCATCTATGCCCCTCCCCAACAGATTGTCCACAAATTTGTGAACGACCTTGTCAGCGAATAGGAGTGGCGATGGCTCTTTCTCATCCATAGCGACCCCCACGGAGACCCAACTTACGAGGGAGAGCCCGATCTGAAAAACCGCCGTGGAGTCTGGCTCGGTTCATCTGGTAGTGGCCGACTGTGACGGTCGAAGGTGCGTGCGGGCGGTAGACGCCAAAACCGTGGGATACATGCTTCTGGTTGAGCATCAGCTCGGTCGAAAGCCAAATCGACCGGACTAGGGCATCAGAGAGATCGTCCTTGGCTCCAGCCTTCTTGGGCTTCTCCACCATGACGATGTTCCTGCTGATCTGTCGGGCCTGGAGGGTCAGTAGTTCGGCGATGAGCGGCGAGTGTTTTTTGCTACCTGGGTCGGTGGGATAATCATAGAGTCGGAGCTTCTCGTCGAAGAGAAACATCTTCGCCGACTGGAAAATCTTGCTCGACTGGTCTCGGGTGAAGAACTCCGTCTTGAACTGCTTCAACCCACGCTTGTGAAGTGCCTGCTCCAAAGGAATACCATTCCAGCGGTCGAACAGGCCCTCCGAGATGTGGAACTTCTTGGTGAGAGAGGTAATCCACTCAGCGATCTCGTCGAAATCCAAACGCTCGACGTTGGCCAAGGTCTTCGAGTACAACGTCGAGTAGACTCCATCGAGATGAGGGTTAGACTCTCGCCAGTCTGTGCCAGCATACCAGCACTCATGATAGTCTAGAACAACGGTATCTCCCTCAACATGAGTGATGACAACGGCCGTACCGTCCTCCACGAGACCAACGTCGATCCCCATCTGATGAGGCATCCTGGACGGACCAAGGGTTTTGGGTCGGAGCTGTGGATCCACGCAAGACATAAGATCAGACTCACGCTCAATCCAACCCGTGACTTGATCAGAAAACTGGGCACCGTGCTCGACAGCAAAAACAACAGGGTCCGAGTGGTATTTCTGCTTGTAGTAGCTCGCCGGGACCGTGGGATTGATTTCCCAGGTCGGAGCTTGCAAAGCCAGGAGCTTCTCAGAACCTTCCCCGCCGTGCATGGCTAGGTCGAACAACTCGAAAAACTTGCCACTCTTGCCGAGAGGGCTGGAGATTAGGATGATCCTAGACTCCACGTCCCCAATGGGTAAGCCCTTCTCGTTCTTCGGAGAGAAGGCAGCGGTCGAAGGCGTGACGGCGTCGTAGATGTCCTTGGCGGAAGACTGACCCCTGTCCTGGAAGTGGGCCACCTCGTCGAGAATAACGACGGAGTTACCTGCACCACGTAAGCCTTTAGCGATGCAACTCTTGAAGGTAACTCGAAGCGTGGCCTTGCCGTTCAGCGAAACGAAGCGGCCATTCTCGGTCTGCTTCGAGGTCGGCCCGAACTTGTCGATGTCGTAGGGCGTCCGGAAGTTGACGTGGGAGAGCGTGTTGTTCGCGATGAAGGGTTTGAAGTATTCACACTTCGCCATGTGGCTGGTCACCTCATTGAAGAGGAGACCAGCCTGGTCTTTGTCAGTAGCAACCGAGATAAGTTGGATCCGGTTGCCGTTCGGCAGCCCGTAATAGTTCTGTGGGTTGTACAGATTCAGAAGACGATAGACTTCGTAGCTGGCGAAGATGCCTGCAAGCGTGGTGTTGTGATTGGTGAACCCGTTCCCGACGAAGGCTTCTCCGTCTGGAACAGTCAAGTCGAAGACATGTGCCTCCGCCTGCTCCACTGCGGATACAGCCGAGTAAAAGTAGTCCAGCCGGAGCAACTCTTCAAAGTGAGAGGTGTCCGCACCCAGCTCTTTACCTATTCCAATAAGTCGAGGAATCCGTGGGTAAGTCAGGTCTTCACCAGAACCAGGCTTACACACATTGCCGGCCACCTCCCGAAGTTTGGATCGCCCCCAACCTAACTCACCCCTAGCTGGATTCCTCTTGGGAACTGATTCGAGAAGGTCTCGGACTCGTTGATACTGATGCGGGATGCTCTCGGTATCCGATTTGCCTTCTTGAGCGTCCTTTAACGCCGCCAACACCGGAAGACGCTTCTTGTCAGAGTCAAACCCGATCAACCCGGCAAATATCTGACGAGAGCGCATTCCTTTGAGAGACAGGTTGGCATAATACCTCTTCGTCTTCTTGTTCCACTTCGTCTTGACGCCCGAGACAATCCCAAGATTCAGCAGGAGTACCTGTACCTCATGGGCTAACCGGAAGCTAGCAGAGGAAAAGGTAATGTGACTTCCACCACTTTCCGCACACCCGTCCGTCTCAAAGAGACCACGGAGAAACGCACAGACAACTGGCTTTGGGGATCTGAGGATGGCCCAGGGGACCATCTTGGAGTACCTGTCCCAACCCATCTCCCAACCGATGTCGTGAAAGAATCTCCGCACCCCAACGCTACAGAACTCCAGCCTTCCAGTGCTATTCGTGCGTTCATCCATCTGGATGCGAGGCTCACCGAGGAGGCTTCTGAAGTGACTTGTGAGATGCTCCCACGTCTCAGAGTGCTCTACGGTGAACGCCGTTGAGTGGTCATCATTCCAGGTACCGTCGCCAACAAGGTACCCTAAGAAGTTGCCTAGCTTCTCATCGAGTATGCAGGGCAGGTCAACTTTCTTGATCCCCTCCGTATTGTGGTAGGGGCGTAAGTCCAGGTAGTCCTTGGCCCACAGATCAGTGGATCTATTGATTGCTACGAAATCCCCTACCCTCAGTTGGTCCAGGTATCTCCACTCGACCTTACCTGCTTCGGACAGAACCTTGATACGATGATTCCCTGTACCAGACAAGGAGTAACCATCTTGGGTCTTCACCTGGAAGACCTCTTTCACCCCACCATTGTAGAAAGCCACTGACTGCGCTCGTCTACTAGCTTCCTGTACGACCTCCACCTGGAGGCTCGAAAACCCGTCCTCGGGAGCATTTCCAAGCTCACCTATGCGGAAGATCCCGTTGTTCGTTAGCGTGAGGGTATCCCACTCCACACACTTTCCGGACCTTCTACCAATGGCCAAGATCAGCTCTCGACGGTCGTGATCCTGTTCTTTGATGTTGCAACGACCCTCGTTGTAGAGATACGAGAGATACTCGACCTCAGTGAACTCGTAAAGAGTCCGGGTGTTGAACATGTCCGTGATCTTGATACGATCATCAGGATCATCAGGGAGCTTGTCGTCGAGAGGTAAACGGTAAAAGAGCTTGACTATGAACTTCTGGGCAGGGAAAAGCCTCAGAGCCAAGCCCCAAGGCTGCTCGATGTAATCGAGCACATTGAAGATCCTCTGTGCCCCCGTGCTGTTATCGGGAGCGTCCGCCATGAGAGACTGCTTCGCTTCATGCGCAGTCTTTCGGAGGAACCCGACAATGCCTTCTTGCTTAGCCACTCAGCACCTTACCGGAGCACGCTCTCGGCCTGGTCTTCCCAGTTCTCCATCATGGACATGAACTTCGTGTAGAACAGATCAGCCTGCTCTGGAGACATCACCTGCTCGACCACGGACTTAATGTTCGTCGCCCAGAGCTGAAAGACTTTCTGGAAGGATTCGCTGCGAGGATCCAACGTCTGTTGACCCTGCTGTCGCAAATCAGACTGAAGAGCGGCAATCTCCTTCAAGACCTTCGTGTGTCGGCTGATGAGCTGGGAGGTGTCCTCACCCCGCTTCTGAAGTTCGATGCGCTGAAACTCCAAAGAAGCAGCGTTCTGCGCCACTCGAATGAGTGTGAGCCGGATAACCTCGGGTGAGCTGGACTTGTTCCTGGCAGCCTGTACCAGTTCGTCACCATCAACGAATCGAAGCTCTGACTCTTGCATCCTGGCGAGGTATTCCAGGTCGGCGGCTGTCGGAAGGGATACTGTCTTACCCTCCCTTCTGACGGCACGACTACGGCCACCAGTGCTCTTGGAAAACTCCCCAGTGGCGTTGTGAAACGGCAACACCTGGGCAACCTTTAGCTTTCGGACAGCATCCGAGCCTAGACCGCTGGCGGCTGCCAGGGGCTGCTCCTCCTCGATTTCGATTTCCTGGATGTTGTTATCGTTGTCTGCCATGGCTCAATGCTTTCCTTCGGGCTTCGTGCCTCCCCCTCCATCAGTCCGAATAAGGAACTGGGAGAGATTCTTCACGGTGTCGTAGCCCTTGTCTCTCTCGATCTGCTTCTTGGTCCTCTCGTCGAGTTCCTTCCCGGTCTCCGCCAGATTGCGGACATTCATCTGATTCGGAGTCCCGTGGAAAACATCCTCTGGTCGGATGTCCCGACGATCCGGCTTGACAGTGTCCGTCCGGTCTTCCACTCCCCGAGCATGCTCATCCACGATGCTCTTTTCGATCCCATGAGGCTTATTGATGGGCTTGGTCAGAGTTTGATCACGCTTCCGCTCTCCCGGCGGCTGATCTGCCAGAAACAAGCGTTGGTGCCTTGCGGCAACCCGGAGAACGAGGGAGGAGATCATAAGTCGATGTTGGTCCCGCCGAACTCAATACTGATAGGATCCTTCGAGGTAGTCATTTCGATGTCGCCCGGCTCCTGATGCTGAAGCTGGTATTCAACCATCATGCTCAGACCGTTGTTCATGATGTTCTCGTAGGAGACTTCGGAAGCCTTGCCCGACGCGAGGATGGCCCGCTGTTCAGCCAACTTGTCCACATAGGGAGGCTCCGTCACGAGAGGCTTGGCCAACACCGAACAAGCCCCAGTGGGATCTCGAAGAACACAGGAAGCACACTTCGATCCCATCTTGACGTAGGGCACCAACCTGGAACGATGAAGCCGCCCGGCTTCCTTGCATCCCTTGCCGTAGTCCTCATAGATGGTGGGATCGATGTACCTGATCCCCTGAAGGCCCTGCTCAGCGAAGACCTTTCGCAGCTCGTCCTTGGCCGCCCAAAGGTCTCTTGGGTCAAACCTGGATTTCATCAAGTTGGCGAGATCTTCTCCGTACATGCCCTCGTTCATGTACCGAGATGCCGCTCGGACGACATCCCGGATGGCCAAAGTGTTGGCCTTGTACTGATGCCCAGCCCCAGCGAACTGGGTCTCGATGGCTAGCCGGGTGCGAGCCCCAGGAGCCGGCTGAGGACCGGAGGCAGCCTTGTGGATGGCCTTCAAAGCCGCAACTGGAGTAGGCCCCCAGTCCAACCTGTCAGCGTTCCAGGGAAGCCGACAGGCTGTCCGGTGCTCATCCACGACAGCCTTCACGATCTCAGGCGTGAACACCTCATCCGGACTAGCTACAAGCTTCCGGCCGTACATCATGCACCGACCGATCTGGGAGAAAATGCACGAGCCACACTTCTTCCCCGCCACGATCGCCTTGATCATAGATCCGTGTTTGGCCAGGAAATCCGCTCCCTCACGGCACTCGTCGAAAGACTCCTGAGTCGAATAGACCACTCCGTAGAGCCCAAGATGATCCACAAGAGGCTTCCACTGAGGAGCGGTGGCCTGGATGTCGGTCAGGTCGAAAGCAAGTCGAAGTGACTGGACGATCTCCTCCTGGCTTCGGCCCTTGATCATCTCTCGACGAAGGAACGCCACGATCGGACGAGCCTTCAACTCGGCAGTCTTCTCCAGCTCGGCCTCGCGGTTCTTCTTCACCAAAGCCGAGGCCGCGATGAAGTCTGACTTAGCCCCCTCCGAAGTGACCGTGGAAGGTGGCTTATACTGCGTCTGCCCACTGAACTGCTGGGCTTCCGAAGTTGCTTTGGGAGCCAGGAAAGCGGCCCGAATTCTCTCTTTTGGATCCAACGTCGAAGCCTGAACAACCTTGCCCTTAGCACGCTGGAGATTCTCGACCTGGTTTGCCAACTCCTGATTGTACGGAACCTGGATCTGGATCTCCTTGTGGAAGACAGAGCAGTGGTGCGTTCCATCAGGGGTGCCCATGTGATGGGTGCAGTTGCCACACGCCTTTTTGGCCACAACGAAACGAGCCGTTGAAGCCGTCTTTTGGGCAAACTCGACCGCCTTGCCACCTTGAGTACACTCCGGGAAATCCGAAGCCTCAATGTAGAAGCGACCAAGAAGACCTCGCTCGGCAAAGACCTGGGCCAGACCCGTCTTGGCTGCCTTGAGCGTCTCGGCGTCGTATCTCGATGTGAGAGCTTCCTTGATCCGTGCCGGGTCATTATACTGCATCACAGCCAGACGAGCCGTGCGAATGACGACCTCGGGAGACGTGCGAAGAGGTCCATGTGCTCGGGACAGATCACCCATAGTCTTCGGGTCGGTGTTCGGAACCAACCGCAAAGGCGAGGCATCTCGATTGTGATCCCAAAGCATGTTGAGGTCGGGAACCACATCCAAGTTCTGCTTGGGTAGTGTATCCTCGGTCCGGTACTTCTGCTCATCCACAGCCAGCCATTCGAGGTCGGAAACCCCGACGCCGGAACCTTCCTTCATGAAGTCTGTGATGTCTCCAAGTTCAGCCATTGAGGTGCCTCATCTCTCGGGGCGGCTATAGTTCGGGTCCGGCCGGTAGTTGTGCGTCGTGTAATCGTACCTGATGTACTGGGTGTCGTGATGCTCGTACATCTCGCTCTTGTTCGGGAGATCCCTGTCGTAGTTGTACGGGTTGACGGGATCTGCGGGTAACTCGGACTGGGCGATCATCTCGTCGCTCAATCCCTCTGTGTAGTAGTCTGATCGAGCTACCGGCTCCTCGACATCGATCGGCATCACACTGTTCTGCGACCGCACGTTCGTCCGCTCGTTCAAACTGACATCGACACTTGGAGTGTTGTCCTCCGTGAATCCTCCAGGATCACTCGGGAGCCCACTCGTCGGGCCGTACACGCCTTTCGTTCCGGATCCCTCGCCAGAAGGATTGCCATAACCTCCTGCGCCCTCACCCTCAGCCCCGCCTTCGGCCCCATAACCCAAGCCAAAATCCCAGGCATCCGCAGGTGGATCCAAGTCCTCGGGCAACCCCGAGGTGGCCTTCCGAGCTAAGAGATTGTGTTTCTTCATCAGGATAGCGTCGTTGACGTCTGACTTGTCCAAATGAAGCCGACGACCCATAGGAGACTTCAAGATACGATCCTCGGTCCAGCCCTTATCGAGCAGCTCGTTGACCGTTCGATAGTTATCTAGCGAGAGGAGCGGACCCCCACTCGGACGAGGAGTATCCAGCGGCGGAAACTTCATAGGTCCAGGCCAATCCCCACGACCCGCTTCACGAGTGTCGTTCTCCCAGGGAGTCCGATAGATGTAGTCATCCTCTCCACCATCGGAGAGCCCCCACTCATCGGTTACCCTAGGTTCATCCTCGTTATAGCTATCCAGAGGACCACGGTCTTCTGCCCGGTCCAAATGATCCACCCGAGGACCAGGGAGAGAGTCCGGAGACACAGAGGAGTTACCACGGAAGTAACTGTAGGACGCCATCTTGGCGTGCATCTCTGGAGAGAACTTTTGATCCTGCACCATCTCCGGAGCGAACTTGAGCTTCTTCTTGGGCTTCTTGAGCTTCTTCTTGGGCTTGCCCAACTGCTCAGGACGGGGTTCCTCCGAACCAGGAAGACCAGATGATTCCAAAGCTTGCTCGGCTGTGGCTTCGTCTTCCTCATCAAATTCGACAGGCGGCTTGTCCTCGTCTTCTTCTTCGCCCTCGGGAGCTTCTTCCTCGGCCGGAGCTTCTTCCTCGGCCGGAGCTTCTTCGCCTTCAGAAGTCTCAAAAGGATTCTCAGAGCCTTCTTCTTCGGTTCCTGGCTCCTCACGAGAGTAACTCTCTTCTTCTTCCTCAGCCGGAACTTCTTCTTCCTCGGCCGGAGCTTCTTCTTCACCTTCCGGAGCTTCTTCTTCCTCAGCCGGAACTTCTTCTTCCTCAGCCGGAACTTCTTCTTCACCTTCCGGAGGTGCTTCCTCTTCTCCGAGAGGTACTTCCTCTTCGCCCTCGGGAGCTTCTCCGAGAGGTGCTTCCTCTTCGTCTTCACCAAGCGGGATTTCTTCCTCATCCTCGCCCGATGAGACTTCTTCGTCGTCAGCTCCAAGAGGCGCTTCCTCGCCAAGAGCTTCCCCAAGCTGTTCTTCCCCAGGCTGTTCTTCACCCGGAGCTTCTAGGTCCACACTCTCCTCGGCTGCGGCATCGGCTGCGGCGTCCTCAATGGCTTCCATGTCTCCTTCGGCCTCTGCCTCAGGGTCTTGGAGGATCTGTTGCGACTCCTGGAGGAACTTCCGAACATCCATGGCATCTGCGGGATCAAGCTGGTTGAGCTTGGGCTCCCAATGAGGAGCGTTGATCTCGTCGTGGATGCTGTCCGAGATCGCACTGAGATTCTCACAAGCGTCGTGGAGCTTGTCTCGAATCTCCTTCACCTTCATCACATAGCCTCGACCACCAAGCATCCCGTCCGGGGAGATGGTTGAAGACTTGAGCCTGGCGAACTGACGGTAGGCTGTCAATCCATGGCCAAGGGCCACACTCATAGCCCAGAGCATTCGGGAAAGCGGCTTGAGTGCTCTTGGATCATAGGGATGATCCTTCGGGATGTTCCGCTTGCCAGGACCACCTTGGTCACCACCAGGAAGAGCAGAGACCCCCATGACTGCCGTCCCCTCCGAATCCCCTGTCGGCTCATCATTGCCGAAAGGCGGGGGTCCAGCAGCTATCTTCTCTAGCACATACCACCTCTTGTAGACCCTGGCTCGAAGGCGTTCCTCCGGAGTCAAGGCCAACAAAGTCATATCTACCTTTGTGTGGAGGTTGATCATGCTTCAACCCTTCAAAGGGGTTCCGGTATCATTGAAGAGCCGCTCGATGAAGTAGTTCTCGCCTTCCTGCTTGAGCGCCCACAAGTCTTGCGTGCTTTTGTGGACTAGCATATCGGCCGACGCCCGAATGAACCCATTGAGGTCACTCAACGAACCAACCTTCACCCGAGTTGGCTTCGAGGCAGCCACCTTTTGCCCGTGAGGGGTGATGACCTGTGGTTCCCTTTCGAAAAAGGCGTCCAGACCAGAGGTACTTGTCTCAATTGAATCTAGCTTGAAGTCCGCCATGTTCCTCAGGTGATGTTGAGCTGAACCAAAACGTCCACGTAAGAGTTATCACTGTAGCCACTGACCCGGAAGGTTTCTTGGTACGTCCCGGTGGCCATAGTGTCGGCAGGAACAACCTGGACTGTCACGTCCTGGGTCTCGCCAGAAAGAAGGGTGCCCGAAGTCGGCGTGAAAGCAACCAGCCAGTTGTCGGACAGACAAGTGAGCCGCTGGACTAGGAACTCTAGCACGGAGCCCAACGGTCCGATGTTCTCGATAGTGAAGACCTGGTTCGGGAGAAGTGGGAAAGCTCCCGAGAGGGGTTTCACCACGCTGAAAGTGAGCACCAATGGTGTGGCGTCGATGATGGCCTTCGGCCGAACGTTGATCGTGATCGGAAGAGACTGCGGCGTGTTCGTCGCCGTATCGTCTTGGATCAAAATGGTGGCGTTGTAGATGCCCGGGAGCAGACTCGTAGAATCCACAGACACCTGGAAGGTGCCTGACTCCTGGAAACCCAGGTTGCCAACAGTCGAGGGAGCAACGGTAACGTAAGAAGCCGAGGGTGTCAGGAGAGCATCCAGCAAGGAACCGTAGACCCCCGAGTTCGTCACCAGGGCATCCTGCTGTTCCGAGAAACCTCGGCCAGTGTCCACATCGAACGTGAGTGATGCGGGAGGGCCGACCAAAATCACCGGCCGGAACTGGACTGCCAATTCCGAAACGCTGTCGGCCATCGCCGTGATAACGTCCCCTGGGATAGGAACCGTGTCACGAAGAATACCGAAGGGCGAAACAATGTTGAGGATCACAAATGACGGTGACGCCCCGGAGATATCCATCCGGGTAGTCCACCGCCAGACTCCTTGGGCCACCTGAAGGCTGAAGGAGTATTCATGACTCTGGAGATTGGCAGCTAGGGGCACGTAGACGGCTCCTCAAACAGGAGGGCCGATAAAAGAAACCCCACAAATGTCCGATTTGGCTGTCAGAGCCAGTCAAACACAGGCATCCCCACCCCGATTGCTCCACTGAGGCAGTTTCACTTCCCGGAGAATGTTGAACTTCTTGGAAGCAATAGTCGAGAAGATTTTACGGTAGGGCATGTACTTCCCGTTCAGATCCGCCGCATCCTCGATGACCTTTACGGCCTTGAAAAACCGGTGACGTACCCGGCCTTGTGTCAAGCCCAACTTCGAGGCGACTTCGGATTGGCAGGTGGTCTGCCACATGCCAATTAGGATATCCACGTCGATCTGCTGGGGCAGGATCTCCGGGAGATCCGCTCGTAAGTCGTCCTCGGTGACCTCCGGGATGCTGAGCAAGAACTTGATTCGCTGAAGACTACGATCCAGGCGGTAGCTGATGGCCGCCTGTGTAACCTCGAAGATGGCCGCGATGTCCGCCTGACGCTTCTTCAAGATGTAGTAGAGGTAGATGAGATCCGCCTCTCGTTCCGGGATACGATCCAACAGGGTTTCCACCCTGGCTTCGTATCCCTCTGGTAAGTCCCCCTCCTCATCGAATTCCTCATACGCATCGACTGCCAGCTCATCGAGCTGAAAATCCAGGCCATCCTCTCCAGAGAAGCGATTGGCCAGTTCTGAGGGGTCTACTGGGATCACATACCCAATACTCATAGTGTCAATCCGGTGGCTATCTCCGAAGAACGCTCAAAGAACGTCTCCAGAATCGAGTTGGGGTTAATCTCGACCGCTCTCAAAAGAGCAGCTACTTCATCTGGATTTGAATCTGGATCGATCTTCGTGAATGGGACATCTCTCAAGGTCATCAGGTCCACGTTGATACGCACTTGGGGTTCGGCCGAACGGAGCCTCTCATACTGTACCTTGGTCAAACCGGTGAGGCCAGATCGATACAGAGCCTCTACCGTACCGTGAGCTTGAACCAGAGCCCTGAGAATCTTCTTTGGGACTCGGGGCACGCCCGGAAGGTTGTCCGAGCTATCCCCAGTGAGAGCCCGGAGCTGTACCATGTCCGTAGGCTTCACACCATAATGCTCTTCTACCGCTTCCGGGTCAAACAGCAACTCTTTTCTACTACCGATGGCTGGAATGAGGACGGAGACGTTCTCGGAGACGACCTGAAGGAAATCCCTGTCCGTGCCGAAAATGACTGTTTTCTGGCTGGAAAGCTTCTTCCGAACGAGAGTTGCGATGACGTCATCAGCCTCCTCATTAGGGTTGAATACCTGGTAAACCCCAAGACAAGGCAAAATCTTCCGAAGATAGCCCATCTGATCGAAGATCGGAGTGCCGGCTCTCGAAGGACGATTGGCCTTATATTCCGGATACTTGTCCTTCCTACGACGCGATGAGCCATCCCAAGAAACATAGAGGGCGGATGTGTTGAATCTCTTCCGAAGCGCTCCCAGGCTCCGGAGAAAGCCTAGAATGACTCCCGTCGGGCGTCCTTGACTATCCGCAAGTTCGGACATCCCAGGGGCGTACAGGCACCGAAAGGCAAGGTTGTGACCATCGACGATGATGTTTTGAGGCATTTTTCCGGCTCCTGCTCTCCGACGAGTCGCCTTCTTCCGCAGCAACTCGTTCATCTCTGCTCTGATCTGTCTACCCCGTCCGAGGACATCCTCGAACCAAGCCAACTCCAGCATTCCGCTCTCGATGACCATCCCGATCGCGGGATCCTCGATCCGCTTGTCCGCTTTGATGAATCTGGAAGTCGGGGCAGCGGCCATCAGCCACCCGGATAATCGCTCTATCTCGGCGACTCTGCTTGGGAAATTCCACTTTTCCAGAGGATGATCGAAGAATCGGATGAAGGAGTAGGTCCGACTCCCATGGGTGTTCCAGTGGTTGAGCTGCTTGAGGCCCTGGTAACTATGGAGCACTGTGTCAAAGCCATTCTGCCAGGAAAACACAGGGTCGCTGCCCTGGACCCAGACTCGAAGCTGACCCAGACGGGCTAGAAGCGGGGAGAGCGGGCTTCGGGTGCTGACCTGGAGGAACGACCTCGGAAGGGTGATGATGGTCTGCTTCGACCGAAGCTTAATGTAGACCTGGACGGCATCCTGCTCCGGGATCTCCTCGATGACCATGGCCTCGATGTGCTTGAAGTGGCCAGAAGTGATGACCACTGTATCCCCGACACCGATCCCCTGATTGACCTCCAGATCGATCTGGCTGCGAATCTGGTCGATATGAGCGTCGGGTACCGTGGCCAGGACTCGATACCGAGACCCGTTGGTCTTGGTCAACACCGTATGGACGAACCGAGTGCCCTCCAGTTTGAAGTAGGCGGTGTCCGGAAGGGTCTTTCGAATGAAAGCGTACCCCTCCATCAGATAGTGGATGACGCGATCCCCACCTACTTGGGTCACGGCAGCCGGGATGAAAACTTCGCCCGGTTGTTTCAGCGATTGGAGGATGCCCGCCTTGAGAGCATCAGGGTCCTCCCCCTCGCTTTTCGGACTGAGTTCAAGGACAACCCACTCGCTCATTTTGTAACACTACCCCCGCCAGGATCGCTCGAAGGCTCGTTTCCAGTCGCCAGGCGGCAGCACCTTCTCCTCCTTCGAGGCTGTCACCACTCGCTTGTCCCCTTCCTCATGCCCCCTCGGGTGATCCTTGGGAACACCAAACTCGTCTACGGTTGTGAGAGCCATCGGGTCAGTTCCCAGATTTCCAGCTTTCCCATTGGTCACGGGAGGTGTTGGGGCAGGGACTTGAGGGGATGGTATTGGAGGGGGCGTAGGCTTGGATGCCGCGATTGGTATTGTTGGAGCTGATACTGGTGATACTGGGTTTGGAGAGGAATGTAGTTGCAATTGTGGGGTTTGGGCAACAGGAATTTGTTGAGGAAGTTCCATCGTGGTGGTCAAGGCCACCACATCGCAGATGAGCCCTACCTTCGTTCGTGCCTGAGCAGATAGGAATTTGCGGGTATAACCGACGATCGAGGGTCCGTATTTCTTGTACAGCTCCTCTGCCTTCGCCCTGTCCACATAGGTGAACTCGGCAAACATTTTGTTGGCGAGACGGTAGGTGTTCATGGCCGCTTCGGCCAATCCAACCGAAACCTCCTCGGCACCCACCTGATCACAAGCGTCCTCGATCAAGGGGAGGGACTTCGTGGGGTCGTCGAGGGACAACAGAATTTCGTAGTAGGTCGTGGTCAGTCCAAGCCCCAGATAGTCCCGAACGGCTTCAACCGAGACCACACCAGCCTGCGAAATCATCTCCAGCCGATTCATGATGTCCCGAACATGCCCTCCAGAGCTGTCGATGACCGTGAACAAGGCATCTTCCTCGTATTCGACCTGTTCAGCTTGAAGGATTTGCTTCAATCTTTCGGCTATATGTTCCCGAGTTATCTTGCGAATCCGGTGCTCCTCACATCGTGAACGAATCGCCCCCCGGATCTTGTCCGGCTCGGTCGTGCAAAAAATGCCGACCATGTCCTTCTCCTCGATGGGCTTGAGGAGAACATCCTGGGCTGCATTGCTCATCCGATGAGCTTCGTCGAAGAGGTGGATTTGCTTGACGGCTCCCGGCACAACAAAAGGCAAATCATCCACGATCTGCCGGATGATGGCAACAGTCCCTTGACTGGCGGCATCCCGCTCATGAAAGGCCAAGGAGGTGTCGCTCAAGATCGCTTGACAGTTCTCGCACTTGTTGCAGGGCTCCTGATCATCGGTCAGATGCTCGCACAGCATTGCTCTGGCCAGAACACGAGCCAGGGTCGTCTTGCCCTGGCCGTGTCCTCCGGAGAAGATGTACGAGGAATCGAGAGCCGTGCCAAGGCGGATCCTGGTCTTCAAGACCTGGACGGCGCCTTCTTGCCCAAGCACATCCGTGAAGTTCTTGGGCCTATAACGGATATCCCACATCACAGCTCAGATAGCAGGTCTTCGACGTTCTCGGTCTCGGTTTCTGCGGTCTCGACCCCGGCTTCCTCCCGGGCGATGGTGTCCACCTGGATTTCGTGAGCCACCGAAACGAAGCCGGTGAGCTGGTCATTCCAGGCTCCATGACGACGCAGGATACTGGCGAACTCCTGGACATCGGGCTCCCGGATCTTCCACGTCATCTCGCCAGACTTTTCGTCTTCCTCGCCCGTGCAGCGCTCCAGGAGATGATCAACAAGGGCTTGGCGAGCCTCGTTGCTCAGCTCCACCCACTTGTCTCCGGCGACTTCAATGACGAAGTCCAATTCTAAGAGGAATTCTAAGGGTCCAGAAATCTTCCGGGTCTTACCCAGAACATCGATCCCACCTTTGCTCGACGCCTTGTCCACGAAAATGAACCCGAGTCGAGCCGTAGCTAACTCCGGGTGGTAGTTTGCGATCAATCCTCCTGCGACGGCTCGGACGGACTCTGCTTCACTGTATACCTTAGGCATGGCTCTTCCTCTCTATCGTGTAAGGGTCAACCTGCCGAAGCAGGTAGTCTCGAAAGCGGGCATCACCCCAGACTTCCCATAACTCGTTGGGGTCTTTCGTGTACTTGTTCTCGGCAATGCGAACTCTAGGGGGAGTCAAGATGCGGACATCCAGGGAATCACCATAGTCTTTCTGGAAGTCCGAACAAGCCTGTCGTCCGTCACGGTCGTTGTCATAGACCAACCAAACCTGCTTCACAAAGCGCCGGACGAGCCGAGCCAAAGCCTCGCTAGTCCCAAGAGTAAGGGCTGCGAAAGTGTTCTCGAACACCCGCTGGACGGGGAAAACATCGAATGCCCCTTCTACCATGAAGACTGTCTCTGTCTCCCACATTTTGGGAATGGCCTGGCCTAGCCCGAAGTACACCGACTCGTCCCGGTCGTGGTAGTACGTCAGGTAGCCCTTGATCCCCTGGGAGATGTGCCGGAACTGGAGCCCTTTGATCTGGCCCAGGATATTCGTGAGGGGCAGCACAAAAACATCATCGAGTCGCTGGCCCCCATGAGAGAATTTGACGAACTCCTTGGGCACTCCTGCCGGGAGATTCCTGTTCAGACAACCCAAATGGTAGAAGTCAACCTGAGCATCAGAAACACCTCGTGCCCAGAGCGCCTCACGCTCTCGATTGCCCAACCGTGCATGGGCAATTTGGACGAAGTCATCTAACCAACTCATTGATGAGAATCACTGCCTGATGGATCCGCTGAAACACCAAGCCCACATGATCATCTATTCGGGTTGCGACGCCCACCAAGGTAGGGGCTGTTCCCAGAATCATCTGACCGGGAGGGAGATCGGAAAAGAAAATCCGAATCCCATCCACTTCGGCCACATGACCTTGGGCTATGATGAGTTTGATGGCGTCATCCAGGGAAATCTCCCGACCGCAAACCTCGTGGAGAGTCACGAAAGGCACGATCAACGTTCGAGGTAATAGGCCGAAGCTCTCCAGGCGATGCTTGGCTTGAGCTATGCTAGTACACCGATTGGCCCATCCGGAGATATCGGAAAGAGCCCACAGAGTCCGGTAAAATTCAGCTAGAAGGCGTGGCTCCTCGTCCAATGGACACTCGGAGAACCCGTACCGGAGTACCTTCTCCCGGGAGACCACTGGCTGGACAAAGGATCTTCGGGCATTGGTCACCAGGAATGGGGCATCCTCAGGTTCAACCGGCCGCTCCAGATAGGCCGGGACTGCAAAGCCCCCGTCCCGGGCTGCCTTCCGTCGGGACCGCTCTGGAACCAGGAAGCCCTCAAAGGCCGAGGGAGTCATCATTGGTGGACTCCGGAAGCTGTTTCATCGGATCCGTTCTGATTCTCAAAAACCAAAACCAGATGCGCTTCCACCAAGGAAGACTGACAGGATGGGACAAAGCCCAGAGCAATCCGTGGACCTCGGGGAGATTCGTTTGCAACCACCCAAGGTCATGCGTCTGGACCTCGAAGTCCCGTCGAAGGTCTTCCTTCGTGATCTTAGGGGTGTAGTAGGGACACCTCTGGGCATCGATAGGATCTTCGCAGATGGTTCCGTTCCATTGCTCAACGTTCTCCATGCCCAACGTGCAGAGCCCGAGAGACTGCTGGACGATCGACAAAGAAATCCGGTTGTAGTTCTCGTTGGGCTCACCATCAACTCTCTTCCGGACATCCATTGGATGCCGGTAGTTGTGGGTGCATTGGTGAGGCAATCGTTGGGACGTCAACTGAACTCGACGGTCCAGCTCCTTGGACAGCAGATACCGAACACGCCCTTGAAGATCCGAGGCTGGTCGCATCAGGCGCTCCTCAATTCCAAATACCTAAAGCCCGCCTCTTCCACGACAACCTCCGAGCAACGATAAGCCCGATTAGCATGATCCAGGAACGACTGCTTATGGGTCACGAGCAGGACATCGATCTTCATAGACTCCGCAAGCTGCTGGAGGAAGCTGCCGGTGGCGTCCACGTAGTCGTCGGAGACCGAAGCCAACGTCTCATCGAGCAACAACAACGGGCGACGCTTGAGCCGGAGCAGAGCCATCATGCGAAGGATCAGGTCGGCCACAGCCGAAGGTCCACCACCAAAGGAGTCCAGGGGTTTTCCCCGGATGGCCAACGGGTCATCGGCAGCCCCTTGACGAAACAGGAAGTCCACCGAGACCTTATTGTACTTTGGGGAGATTTCAGCCTCAAAGCCCAGACCCAGGTCGAAGAAGATCGTGTTGAGACCTTCCGTGACTACTCCCTCGATAGTCCGCACCTGCTTGACCACGAGCTGATCGAGCAGAGCACGAAAGAGTTCACTCACCTTGGTGAGCTTCTCGACCCGCACCGTGAGCTGGCTGACCTCAGCTTCCTTGGCAGCCAGCTCAAAGGTCATCCTATCCCGAAGCGTGGCGATTCGAATGGACGACTCCTCCACTGCTCGAACGCGATGGATCAGGTCATCGATGGGATGAACCGAGTCACTTGACATTTGATACCGCCTTCTGGACCCGGGAGTACCTTACCAGCGGGATCCATGTAGAACGGGTCGATGACGCGGAAATAGTAGCTTTCCTTGCGCTTATCGGTGGCCGGAGCGATTCTAACTCCGATCGGAGTCTGCTTACAATCCAAAGAACTCACCATCTCCAGGAAGTGCTTGATGCTGACGTTGGTAGCAAAGCTCCTCGTCTTGGCTTCCTCGGTCATCGGGATCACCGTGACGTAGGGACTCTTGACAGTGCCGGTGGGCTCCTGGAACAAGAACTGGAGCTGCCACTTATCGGGGGCCGCCTCGTAGATGATTCGAACACGCTCCTTGTTCTTGTCCCCCGCTTCAAGCGCTTCTTTCATGTACCGCAACTGCCGGATGAGGAAATCCGTATCGACGAGAAGCCGAATCGACTCCTCTGGGTAGTAGGCATACCTGGGATGATTCTTGGTGTGGTGCGTCCAGCCGAACATCTGACCCTTGGTGTTGGTCAGGAAGGTCCAGTTGTCTCCAGTTCGCAGGATCACAGAACCCTCGCTCTTGGAGAGGAAGCTGAGCACCTGGGGCAAGTGGTTACCGTGAAGAGCCAAGCCCTTACCCTTGAAGGCATCGCAGTAGAAGTACGAGCCCCGCCGACCGTCTGCGGCGAACAGAGTGCCGTCACCAGGCGCCCACTCGGGCTTGCTGGTGTCGAAAATCTGGATGGTCTTGAGGTACTCATCGACCTTCTGATTGTCGAGAGACACCAGGCTGCCCCTGACAGTCTCGATGGCCCGCTTGAGCAAAGCGGCCGGCATCTCAATGTCCGACTCCGAGGGCTCGGGATCCTCGACAGGTCGGATTGCCTGAGAGTCAAAAGACGGACGCTCGCACACGTTCCCCGAGGCAGTCTCATAGTTCACGTAGAAACTGCCCTCTCGTTCCCCTGCCTCGAAGTTGAGGATCTCCTCGGGAGCGACGTGCTTGAAAACGTTGCTGAAGGCTCCAGGATAGATAAAGGTCCCCTCACCCTCGACGTTCGTAATCGCCAGGACCGCTCGGGCGATGTGTGTCTTGTCCTGGGAGTAGACGTAGCAGCTCTGGTCCCCACGGATGACAAACAAGTAGCCTGCCCCGCCTTGTTTCGTGACTTCCTGGGGAGGGACAATCCCCACAACATCGAGGGCCTGAACGATGTCAGACGCCTGAACACTGAACTTGATCATGTTTGAACCTCAATCCTTTTTCTCGAATTTCGCCAGGGCTTGCTCGACCTCAGCTAAGTCCTTCTCGAAGGAGGCAATGGCTGCCTCGACTTCAACCTTCTTCTGATTGCGTTCCTCGACGAGCTTCTTCGGGTCATACCCTGCCGCCCGGATCTCCTTGATCAGGCGATCCAACTCTTCCCGCTTGGCTTGTAACTGACCCTTCAGAGTTGCTTTCTTTGACCGCACTTCTTGAGTCCTCCGGGAGAGTTCATCGATCTTCTTTTTCATCTGCTCTGGAGTCATGACTGCACCTATACACCTGTGGAGGGTTTCTTCTCCATAACTTCTTGGCCTTCCTTGCACAAGCCAATGAAAGTACAGAAGCGACACTCCTCCTTGCTGGCCCTCGTTGGAAAAGCTCGCTGAGTCCGCTCGATGGGCTCACCTGCTCGACGGGTCATGCCCTGCTCAATCCTCGACACCGCTTCCATGACCTCGTCGAGCAACTCGTCCAGCTCGACTCGGGAGAAGTCCACCCAATCCATGCTCTCCGGCGGATCAAAACGCCAATAGACAAAGCCTAGCTTGTCAGGGAGAGCCCCGTCATTCCGCATGGAGTAGAGCAAGGCGTACCACTTGAGCTGCCGGGGATCCACGTAGGAAGCTCGATGCTTCGATCCCTTCCCATCAAGAATCACGAGGTCATGATGCGGCTTGGTGCGTTGGATGATGAAATCGGCTCGGCCTCCGAGACGATGACCCTTCACGTCCACGTCGAGCTTAAACTCAGCATCCATTCGAGGTCCGGCTAAGCGATAGAACCGAACGATGCGGATGGCTCTGGCGATGGTGTCCCTGACATCGCCAAGAAGCTCCTCCTGACTCACATAGTTCGGCTTCTGATCGGCCTTGCTTTTCCACTGGATGACATGACCTCTCTTGACCTTGTCAGCCACGACCTTCTGGTACGTGTCTTCGATTCGTTTCTCCAGAGTCGCCTGGACGTTCTTCTCTCGCCAGAGGCCCTTCATGTAGAAGTCCTCCATGAGCGTGCCGACGACTGACCCATAGAGAGAATTGACGGAGTTGTCGGGTTCCGGGGGTTTCGTCTCTGCGACGTATGAGTGCCAGTACCTCCTAGGGCACTTATGGGTCTTGAAGCCAGAGTAGGAGAGGTACATCAACCCGCCTTCTTCAACCTGGCTGTCTCCAGGTAATGCAGTGCCAGCTCTCGGATTTCTGTGGCGAAGGACAAGTTAGAAAGCGTGTCCTCGATGGACGCTTCGGGGTCCATCAAGACATCTGCTCGAATCTTCTGGACGAACTGGTCGATGTGCCTGACCTGCTCGTCCTGACGCTCTTTGCGTTCAATATCGAAGACCTCGGAAGGAGGTAGAACGTCCAGAGGGAAAGGAGTGCAAACGATGCCACTCTTCGTGACTTCGATGATCCCCACCTTCGGTGTTCGTTCGAGGTTCTCCCGAATCAGAGCACCTCGACTCACAGCCCCTTGATTCAGGAACGTGCGGCCTTCCAGAGAGACAATGCCTTGGTCCCTGTGCCAGTGCCCGAAAGCCCACAAATCCGGACCATCTGGAAACACGAGATCGGAGTATCGGAAAACAGGCTCTCCGAAGAAGTCCTCGATGCTGGGAGGAGGGTTGGGTCCAGCCAACGAGTGTACGAGGGCGATTAGGAAGGTGTCACCAGGCTGCTTCCGAATCAACCGTAACTCATTCAGGGTCCGGGTTGGGCTGTACGGTACGCCAACAACCCGGACTCGTAAGTCCCCATCCTCAAACACTTGCTCTCGTAAGTGTTGAAAGACCTTTGCAGCGTAAAGAACACCCAGGGGTTGTCTCTCGATGGTGTTCAGATTGTTGTAGGCGATATCGTGGTTGCCTTCGACACAATAGGTTGGGCATGGGTATCCAGCTTGGACCTCTGCCGACTGAAACACGATGGAGTGTGGATTTCGACTGGCGGCCTTGATATGGAAGTAGTCACCGCAATCGAGGACAGCGTTGGCCTCATGCTTCTTGGCCAGCTCTCCGATCTGATGCAAGTTCCTCCAGATCTCGGTCGGGTAGTCCCCCTTCCAGGAAGAGGGAGATCGATCCGTGACATGAACGTCCGTGCGATGGATAAAGCAAAGTCTAGGCATCCAGATGCAGCGTGTGCCCCTCCGAAAGAGATTGTGAACAGGTCGGGCACAGCCCGAGATCAGACCACTCACCCAGAGCAGTCGCTTCCTGGCCTTCTACTTCGGTCAGATTTTCTGTGAGCTTGGTCACCACCACCGAAAGCTCTTGATGCTTCTCGGTGAAAGACACCAGCTCTAGCAGACTGTCAATCCCCTGGATACCCTCACCCGGCCCTTCCGTCAATTCGACGACCTCTAGTTCCTCCGTGGTGGTCATCAGCATCTCGTACTGATCCGCAAAGAGGGTGAGCTGAAGCAAGGCATGAATCTCTTGAAGAGGGATTTCAGAAGGCTCGATGGTCTTCTCGACTTCCTTCCAACCTGAAAAGATGGCCTTGAAGGTGGCGATCTGGACCAGCCAGTCCTCAATCTGGACCAGTTTCTCCCCCACAACCTCCAAGGCTTCTGTCTCGGGCTCAGGAATCCCTTCCACCGGCTCTAGATCGGTCACAGCGGCCGTTTTCTCGGCCAGGACGACCTCGTACTCCAGGATCACGTTCAAGCCAGTCTCCATGGCTTGAGCGGGTTCTAGGTCAGGGATAGCGACGGCATCCACCGGCTGAAGAGCCCGGATCCCATGAGCTAGCTCCTGGAGCTTGGTGTGGAATTGCTCGACCTTAACCTTCTCCCGAACCTTCTCCTGGATGGTGTCGAACACCTCGCCCACCAACTTGGCCCTAGCGATCGGATCTTCCGAGCCTTTGTACAGGAGAAGACTGATTTGAAGATCCAGAACATCCTTCTCCCGGACCTTGAGTGTCGAGACAGCCTCTCGGCGATCTCGCTCTACTTCAGTCATAGCAGCGTTGATATCGTCGAGCTTGGCGACATCCGAGAGTACATCAGCAACGACCGTGCCGGATTGGTTCAACAGGAAAATGGGATCAAACTGTTCGGCAACCTGGACGAGTTGCTTCCGGTCACCGACCTTGACCAAAGAGAAGTCCTTGGCCAGAAAATCCGGGAGGCCCCGGTCCACCTTGCTGTAGACCTCCCCGTTGTGCGTATACCTGTTGATCTCGTCGCCCTTCTCCCAGAGGAGATCCATCCCTTCGGTCTGGATGTGTACCGAGCACTGGCAGCGACACTTCTTTGTGCCCCGGATACGCCGGGAGCAGTGCTCCCCATGACGAACGAAGTCAGTGCCGAGAGCGTTCGTCAGAGCGGCCTGGACTGCCCTGACGACCGCACTCTTGCCGATGTTGGATCGACCGACCAACACGGTGAACCCGTCGATCGTGAAGGTGGTCTTCTCTATCGACTGGAAGCCCTGGATCTCTACCTCTAACATCAGCCTTCCGAGTGTTCCAGCTCGACTTCCTGCTCGATGGCTTCAACTTCGGCATCACCATCGGGAGAGAAGTCTGCCATCATGATGTCCTCGTCATCGACATCCTCATCTGGAGGCGCGATTTCCACCTTGAGGGCTTCGAGAAGCTTCTTTCGTAGCTCTTGTGTAGTCTTCTCATCCTTGGAGAGGAACGTGCGCAGAGCTTCTTTTCCTCGGTAGGTCTGACCGTTCAGCCCGAGGGAAGGCCCGTTCTTCGAAATGAGCTTGTTGTTGATCCCGCCTTCGATGAGGGAGTGAAGGTCATCGATCCCGAGGCCGAACCGGATGAAGATGTCAGCCGTGTAGCCCTGCTTACCATCGATCTTCGACTTGATGATCTTCACCTGCGTGTGGTTGCCGTAGGGATAGCTCTTTTCCTTGCCGGTGATCCGATCTTTCTTTTTCCACACGTCGGACCGGATGCGGGTAAACCGCAACCGTAAGTATGCGAAGAACTTGAGCGCCTTACCACCCGTGGTGTTATCCTCGCCGCCACCGTAGCCGGTGTTTCCGATGAGGGCACGAGTCTGGTTGATGAAGACGAGAGCCGTGCCCTGAGGGTTCTCGGAGATCTCTTTCGTGAGCCAAACCACGATGCGAGGAAGGAACTTCGCAAAGGCCCGAGCACGATCACCAATCATGCTGGCCTTGTCGATATTCTTCTCCATCTCGTCCTTCGTCACCATGGAGGCCACCGAATCCACAACGATGAGGGATACGCCGGTCATGATGCCGATGTAGATCATCTTAATGCCCTCTTCGAGGTTGTCGGGCTCGATGACCATGAGCGTCTTGTTGTCGAACTTCACACCGACTTTCTCGGCGTACTCATGGTGGAGGGCATGCTCGAAATCGAGGAACATAGCGACCTCGCCACGCTTCTGGACTTCGGCGATGGCTTCGAGGGCCGCCGTTGTCTTCCCAGAGGACTCTGCCCCGAAGATCTCCGTGACGCGACGCCTGGGATAACCAGGACACACTGGCTTCCCATCGGAGGCAAGACCGCCGCCGATGAGGTCATCGATGACGAAAGAACCTGACGGAACCGACGGAAGCGCCCCCTTGTGCTTCTCGACCGGCCTCTTCTTCGTACTCTTGAGAATTGCTGCGGCTGCCCTCTGATAGATTGCAGAACTGGTAGCGGGTTTCTTGGCGGCGGCCATTCAAACCTCCTGTGGAATCTGTGAAAAGCGGAAGAAGCGGGCATTCTCTCGGAATGCTAGACCGGTGATGATGGTCTTTCCGGCCTTTGCCCCCTTCGTGAACTTGTGGACCTTGTAGAAAGCATTCCTCTCCGACGGAACCAAGTCTTCTTCTGTCAGCTCGCCCCGGATGAACTCCCAAAACCGGGCAGTAAAGCGAGCGATATGGTAGGCGTCGGCTTCGTTGTGGTTGAATCGGCCCTTCAGGATCCCTGTGTCGATTCGAGCCGCCTCGACCATGTCTCGCTTGTCCATAGATCCCCGCCGGATGGTGGGATCCATCCGAACCAAGCGCTTGACTGTCTGGGGATCAAAGAACACAACATCCTTCCGATGCGAGTAGACCGCCTCACAGACGTACACGAAGAGGCCGTACAGACCTTCCGAGTAGGACTCACCGAAGGGAGGGGATTCCACCCCAACGGCTTCAATCTGCGGATAGGTTTCCAAGAGCTGTGACAGAAGTTCTCGAAGAACAATGTAGCGGGTGACGAAGATAGACTTCGAATCAGTGGCGTGATGACCTTTCACCACGACACGATCAGGTCCAGCTACGTCCGAGCGATGGACACACCAGCCGAACCCGGCCAAGGACGGGTCGATGCCGAGCGTGATCATTACAGGAAGAGGGGACCAGAAAGTCCCGGTCCCCTCTCCTTTCTGGTCACACCGAGCCGGAGTCGTCGAGAAGGGCGTCCATCTCGCTGGACACTTCTTCACCCTTGTTCCCGGTAGAGAGCCCCAGCTTGATCTGAAGATCCGCTGTGGACATCTCACGGAACGGGATGAGCTTCTCGTAGTACGTCGCGGCTCGCTCCAGCACACGACGCATCAGCTCCGGAGACTTCCGCCAGGTGGCTTTGCCTCCACCCGTGATCTTGAAGTTCTGAAAGTCGGCGTTCTCACACTTCAGAATGAGATCCTGATCAGCGATGGTGAGATCGTTCGACCGAAGGCCCTTGTTCACAGACCAAATAGACTCGTAGTTCTTCGGCCCGAATCGCCACGGTAAAACGTGCCAGTCGTTCAAAATGCGATTCTTGTCCAGCTCGTCACCCTTGCGAGGCAGGTTGCCGTCCTTGTCGCACGGGTAGAAGAGAGCGACCGTCGAGAAATAGTTCTTCGGGTCTCCCATTCCCTTCCACGCGACGTCCGCCTCCGCTCCGTCCAGGCCCAGACGAGAGAGGACGTAGCCCACCCCGTCCTTGTAGTGAGCCACGAACTTGCGGAACTTCACCTGGTTGACTTCGAGCTTCTCCACAGGAGTCAGCTCGTCCACCTTCTTGTTCAAGGATGCCGCCTTCTTGGCAATCGCTTCCTTGGCGATCTTCTCGACGTCCTCGCTCGATAAGGTGGTGCCTGCCTTCTTGGCCACTTGCTTGGCCGTCGTCACTGCGCAGATATCGACAGTGTGGAAGTACACTAAGGCCACTCGGTAGCAGCGACCTTTGTCCCCCTTGAACCACTCGGTGCGGTTGGAGGTGCCATACTTCTTGTCCTCATCGGAGTCTACTCCGACGTCGTCCTCGTACTGGTCATACACATTGGATTCAGACATGATTGTTGTGCCTTTCCTGCTATTTACAGGACGCCCCAGCCCTACAAATTTGAATATGGGTAGGTCAGAGTCGTCGAAAGCCCTTTTACACCGACTGCGCGTCATCGTCGAATAAATTTGAGAGGTCGTCACCATCGAGAAAACGGTCCAATTCAGGATCCCCGTCCCCCGTTGTTGTTGGGGTAGGAGCCGTCTCAACGGCAACCGCTTCGTCCACACCGTCGATGAGGTCCGAGAAGTCGTCTACCTCGGGAGCTGTCTTTTGGACTTCCAGGAGCTTTGCCTCTACGGCTACCTCAGCTTCCGGGGGCGGTGTCTCCTCCTCGGCAGCTATCTCCTCCTCGGCAGCTAAGGGATCCTGACCTGACAGGAGGATGTCATTCAGCTCCGTCATGCTTCTGTCGATCTCCTCCTCTGAGAGACCGCTGTTGGACGCTCCAGTCGTGCTTCCTCGTGATGTGCCGGACTCGTCTCCGTAGAACGAACCGGAGTCAATAGCATCACGTATCAGAGCACGCTGAGCCCGGATGTCGCTCATCGTGCTTTTCAGTTCGTTGTACCGATGTCGGACTGCCTTCTCGACGTAGCCCAGATCGAGAAGCTGGCCTTCGAGTGTCTGGATTTCTGTCAGGCGGTCTCGAAGGATCAGGTTCACTGTGGACTTGCGGTCATCAATGTTCGGCTGACGACGCACACGATCGTCCTCAGCTAAGAGCCGGTCGGACTCAATCTGGAAGACTGCCTCCAGGCCATGTCTGACCCGGTCCAAGGTCTGGCGCTCCTGGAGGATTTCTTGAAGAATCAGACTCACCGTGTTGATGTAGCCACGAGTCAAGGAGATCATCTCGTGAATATGCTTCGGACCTAAAGACCAAGCATCCGCCGGCAGCTCCACGGAAAACTTGCCGATCTGGTCGTAAATCTCATCTACCCGCTTAGGTTCCATGAGCTACCACTTCCGTCAGGTTGGGTGTCTCTACACCAGCGAGCTGAGCCGAGATTGTGTCGGCCAGCACCGTGTTACGAGTGACTACCTTGTCGTTCTTCACCGCTGTCAGAATCGCGGATTCCTCTCCCACGAGCCAGACTCTCTTCCTGGCCCTCGTCACTGCCGTGTAGAGCAGATTCCGCTGGAGCATCCGCCCCTGGGCCTTCACGATGGGCATGAGGATGGTATCGAACTCGTTGCCCTGGCTCTTGTGGACGGTCACGGTATAGGCCAGACGTAGCTTCTCCAAAGCGTCACTCTCAGTGAACTCCACGACTCCCTCTTCACGTCCTTCAGCACCGTAGATACGAACGAGCAAAGTGTCGTCGGGGGTCAAGCGAAGGAACTTGCCAACATCCCCATTGTAGACATTCAGTTCATAGTCGTTCTTCACGACCATGAGACGGTCCCCTTCACGGAACAGAAGCGAGCCCTTCTTCCACTCAGCCTGGCTCGTGAGCGGATTCAGACGCTCACGGAGAAGGTCATTCAAGTTGTTGACTCCTACGACGCCATCGTACTTAGGGGACAAGACCTGGAAGTTGGCATCCTTGGCCTTGAGCCTTGAGGCCACCTCGACAATGAACTGGACAATCTTCTCCTCGTCGCTGCACCGCACGAACTTGAACTCGGTCGCTGTCTTCGGATCCTCCAGGAGAGGCATTTCTCCTTGATTGATCCTATGTGAGTTTTGGACGATGGCGCCTTTTGAAGACTGACGAAAAATCTGAGTGAGCTTGACGCTCGGAAGAGCCTGACAAGCCATCAGCTCCCGGATAACGCTACCCGGACCCACCGACGGAAGCTGAGCTGAATCTCCCACCAGAACAATGATAGTGTCGTGACTCAAGGCGCTCAGGAGCCGGTAAAATAACTCCTGATCCACCATGGAGCACTCGTCCACGATAACAGCATTCGTAGGGTACTGTCGTCCGCCGGACCCATATTCCCATTCGGAACCGTTGTACTTGAGCAGACGATGGATGGTTCCCGCTGGTCTTCCGGTCACCGCAGAAAGCCTCTTGGCGGCAATCCCGGTCGGAGCCATCAAGGTGTAGTTCAAACCATTCTTCTCGAACAGGTTGACGAAGGTTCGAATCACCATCGTCTTGCCCGTCCCGGGTAATCCGGTGAGAACCAGGATCCTCTGCTGGATAAGAATCTCGACGGCCTTCCGTTGAAGCTCTGACAGTTCGATACCGAAAGTCTGCTCGTATTCGTGCAAAAACTTTGCAGGGTCTACATCGAGACCCGAAGGCATGTGCATCTTAGCAAGAAGCCGGGCCGCATCCCGCTCGTATTGGTAGAACGTCGGCAAGTAAACCCCCACGTCGGGGTCTACAATGACGGACCGGTGACTCACGAGTTGGTCCACCGCTCTGATGCAACAGTCATAGGAGATCTCACCGACTTCCAGATTACGTAGTCTCTCGGGGATGTCTCCCCGTCGAAGAAAGAGGTGTCCGTCGAGAGAAGCTTCCTGGAGTGCCCAGAGGATGGATCCACAGATTCTCCGAGGGTCATTCAGAGGTATACCCATCGTCACAGTGGCTAAGGTGTCAACCTTCTCGAAAGAGAAGCCTCGAATCTCCATCAGGCGGTATGGGTTTGAACGGATGATCGAGGAGGCGTCAAGACTGAACTTGGCCAGGATCGCTTGTTGATCAGTCGGGGTGAAGGTGTCATTCAGAAGGCTGCTCAAGTCCCGAGCCGAGAGCATTCTCTGCCAGCCCTCTACAGCTCCACGAATACTCTCCGGGGTGAGTCCCTCGAAGGTCTCAGCTAAGACCTCGCTCGGCTTGTTCGTGAGAACGTTGTAGGTCTCCAGGCCGTACTTCTCAATCAGTCGTCTGGAGACAGTGGGATCCGTGAAGCCTTCAACGCAGAGCTGTAAGAAAACCTCAATGTCCGAGTGAAACCTAGCCCAAGGCTCCCAGGTCTCGACCTTGAACTGGCGACCGAATTTCTTGTGATTGGTCCATCTACCGATCAAACGCAACGGGACGTTGTACCGAAGTTGAATCAGCCCGGGTAAGAGGCCCTTGACTGCCGTGGCCCTGTCATTAAAGACAGAGTCCTCGACTTCGTGGACGTCAAAGTTGAAGATGAAAAAACCGTCTTTCGAAAAGGCGACCGAGTGGACATAGCCAGATAAGACGGACATCAGGGAAATCCTCGCCAGGTAGCAAGAGACAGCATCGCTTCATGGGTTGTACCCTCAGTCTCCAAAGCACTGCTGTAGACCACTTGAAGTGCGGTCACGATAAAACTACTGGCGAGACTGCCACGGATACAGTAATCCAACACCTCCAAAATCTCGATAGCCCAGGGAGGGTCTGACCACTTCTCAATAAGAGGCTTCAGCGACACATCGAGTTGCGTCGTAGAGGACCCCAAGAGAAGATCACGGAGTTCGTTCATTCCTCAACCATTCTGAGGAAGTCTTCTTCGGAGAGGCACACCGTTCCGTTCTTGCGAGCTGCAACAGCTTTCGAGCTGGTGGAGTTGGGGTCGGCGATCACGAGGTACGAGAGTCCTTTACCGACGGATCCTTTCACTCCACCGCCGGCCGCCACAACCATTGCCTCCAAGTCACCTCGCTTCCGGACCATGCTCCCAGTGAAGCAGAAGGACTTCCCGGTGAGTGAACCTACGATCACGTCCTTGATCCGGACCCCCAGACCATGAAGCTCCTTGACCTGGCCGGCGTGATGCTGAAGCCAATTGGCCAGCGTCCGGGACTTCACCGGGCCGAGACCCGGAACCTTGCTCAGGGCAACGGCGTCGAGATTGCTCAACTTGGCCCAGGAATCATGGCCAGCATCCATGACCATCCGGATCGTTGAGGCTGCACAGCCTGGAATCGACAAGGCGCCCAGAAGGCTCTCCATCGGGATGGGGTTCTTAGCCCAGAGAATCTTGAGCAACTTGTCGGCCACGTGATCAGAAATTCGGTCCACTTCAGCCAGGGCCGGGATGGTAAGCTTGTAGAGATCGGGAACGGCCTTCACCTTACCCGAGGTGACCAGCTTTTCGATGAGAACTTCGCCCCATTCCTTGATGTCCAGGGACTTGATGTACCGCTCGATGCGTCCGACCGCCTGAGCAGAGCAATCAGCCGTGTTCGGGCAGATGAGGTACTCACCCTCCATCTCGGTCTCGGAGCCACAGACGGGGCACTGAGGGGGCGGGATCACCATTGGTACACCTGGCCTGTGGGGTAGCAGTCAGGATCGTTTGGATCTACCCAAGGCTTTCCAGGGCCTCTCCAGGGACGAATACCCACTTGCATCTCCATGCCCTCCAAAGCTGTGGCATTCACCCAATTGGCATTCCACCCATGCCTATGCACGTAGTCATTGAGGGCATCCCGTTTAGCCGCAATCTTGGGCCAGGCCCACTTGAAGTCTGGCTTCACCTCCCAAAGCTCGTGAATGTTGCCGAGGAGGACCACCAGGAAGTCAGGCCAATAGTTTCGTTTCGCTCCGTCGAACAGGTACGGGATAGAAAGTGGTTCCACCTCGTAACGTAGAACGTGAGGGTGGAGGTCCAATACCTTTGCCACTCGCAGTTCCCACGATGAGCGCACCCACTGCTCTCCGAGAGACTTTGGGCTCGTTATCCAGCATCCCCGACCTATCCCACGAAGGCGCCCATCCCCCCAAGCACGAGTGACACCTTCGGAGATTCTACTTCTTACTTCGGGCGTTCGCTCATACTTCCCCGCGACGCCCACACCTTTTCCGGAGCGAGCCGCCGACATCTTCTGTATTGCCTCGGGGGTATGACCCACCCCACGAGTAGGATTGTGCTCTTGCATGAAGTTAGACTGCTTCAGTCGCATCTCGTCTGACTTGAGGTGAGCAAGGCCAAAACGGGATTTGAACTCAGCAGCCGTAGAAAACCCATGTTTGCGGATGTGGTCCGTCGTAATGAACTCAGTGACCACATGGCACACGGGGCAGGTCAACTTAGCCATTGACCCTCCCAAGAATCTTGGGGATGACATCACCCCCACGAGCCAGTATGACTTGGCAGCCGATCTCCAGCCGGTGCTTCCGAATAAAAGCCACGTTGTACAATGAGGCGTGGTCAATAGTTGCGCCAAGGAGATTTACTGGATCTACTACGGCCACTGGAGTAATCCGGCCTGAAGCCCCTACTTGCCACTCCACGGCTCTGAGAGTGGTAACTCGGGTAATAGGAGCGAACTTGAAGGCTACCGCCCCAAGTGGCCGACCATCCTTCTCCCCGAGGAAAAGTTGGAGATCAAGACGATTGATCCTGATCACTAGACCATCTATGTCGTAGTCGAGGGAATCTCGGATGCTCTCCTGGTACTGTAGCCAGATCTGAGTGATAGCCGCCACACTGGAGACAGTTCCGTAGTTCGGGACTTTGAAGCCCTGTGCTTTCAGCCATTCGAACTGAGCAAGCTCAGTACCGTGGCTGTGTGCCGTGGCATGGATCACATCACTCTCCAAGACGGAGTAGGTGATGACCGACAGGTGCTCCGAGCCTTTTCCGTCGTAGCGTTTGGAGACACCGGCTGCGGTGTTCCTGGTGTTGGCCTTATCAGGGAAGTGCTTGGCGAAGTCACTCTTGAACAGAACGATCTCCCCTCGGATGGATCCAGAGAAGCCTGGCACCTCCTGAACGAGACCCTTCATCTTCCGGACGTTCGGAGTGATGTCCTCGCCAACCAACCCGTCCCCACGGGTGAGAGCTTGAACGAACTTCCCCTCCTCATACCGGAGATGGATCGAGATACCATCGAGCTTCTCGGTCCAGAGCAAATGTTCCCAGGAAGGGTCCGTGACCGGAAGACCCGTCCCCTCTACCCATCGAAGAAGCTCTTCGGGGAGGTTCACCTTGTCCAGGGAACCCATTGGCACTCCGTGGCTGACCTTGACCCATTCCGAAACCGCTGAAGCCCCGATAGCCTTGATCTCGGGAGAGTCCGGACGAAGCATTCGCAGCCGATCCCGGGAGGCATCATAGACCTCGTCTGGAACCAACGAAATCCCCCGCTCGTAGGCCACTCGCCACTCGGCGAGCTTCACTTCCAGCTCGTCAGCTTCCTCTTCGTCGAATACAAACATGGCTTCCAGGATGTTCAGGCACCCTGGATCAACCTACACCGGGAAGGTCAACTCCGCTTGATGTCGTCGGGATAAATCCCGAGCACCTGGCCGTTGCCTTGCTGTTCCACCATTTCGGCGATCTTTTGCAAGTTCTCGAAGGAAGCCAGAGTGAACCTGACTTCCTTTCCGTTGTACTTGGCCAGAATCTCCTGAATATCCATGACCACCGTACGGCCCTCAACATTCTCTGTCCGAATGACGTACCGGTCCGTCATAGGATCTTGTTCCACGATGCCTTCGATGAGGTGACCTAGAGTCGATGGATCGGGCATGATTCCTCAAACAAGAGAGCAGACACCACCAGCGCACGCCACCTCGCCCTTCAGGTCCGTGGAGTCGTCATCCTCGATCAGGGCTGTGTAGTCCACTGGCTTGTAGTTCCGAAGAATGTCGTTCCACCTATGCTCATCCTCGGGAGTGCTGATCTCTTCATTGGGAGCGAAGGCGTAATCCTTGTCTCCGGAAGCTGGGAGGAGCGAGACTCCCGTGAAGAACTCACGATTTTGCCAAAGGTACTCCGCCACATCTTCCCACTCTTCGGGTCGAACCTGAGCCGTGTTCGAGACATTGTGGTTCAAGCCGGGCGAGATCGAGATGTCAGCCGTCCCTGGAAGAACCCAGTTCTGCTGAGTGGACTTGACCATGTCGAGGAACTCCAGAGCTGAAAGATCCTCTTTGACGGTAGCGCCTGGGGGAGCTTCCACCGGAAACTCGATGACCCACTTCCCGTCGGGCTTCCGAACACACATGTGCGGATTCACAGCCTTGAACGCTTGAAAAACGGGCTCCAACTCGTCAGCAGTCACGCGACGGATATACCGACGAGCATGATGGGCGTGATGGCCTGAACCAACACAACCTAACTCCAACGATGTCGTCCCAGAAGGCTTCACACACGTTGTTCGCACGGCCGGATTGATTCCAAGACGCGCTGCATACTCAGCGTTCCATTGACGGATCATCCCCGCAACTTGCCTCTGATAATCGGGATGGCAGGCAATGCTGGGGGTATCCAACATACCAGTCATTCCAATGCCAAGAAGCGCTTCCCTAGCAGCCAAAGTCTCGGAGACCCAGCCCAGATACGGCATCTTCGTGTAGGTTGCCTGAAGTGTACCGATCAATGTCGCTGCTTTGGCTGCCTTGACGAAATCTTCAAATGACGTGAACTTGGCAGCATTGATCTCACAGAGGTTGCAGAAGGCCCACCCTGTGAACGTATCACCAACCTCAACCGAGATATCCTGCTTACGAAGCTTCTGCTGGGTAGTCTCGTCGATGACCAGCTTTGGATTCAGGCCAATTTCACCGCAGGGATTAGTCCCATAGTCGTGGTCGTTCGTGAAATAGAACCCCGGCTCTCCCCACTGTCGAGTCATCGAGAAGAGACGCTTGAATTGCTTCTTCCGAACTTCGTCTCGCTTGAGCACGACCGAGTTGTTGGCGTTCGCCAACCAAGGCTCGTTCGTGTACCAGTTACCTGTCTTGCAGTACATCATCTCGCTATCGTCGAGCGAAAACAGGGCAATCATGGCCGAGCGACGGATCCCACCAGACAGAACCGCATCAGCGGCATGACAAAGGATCCGGTGACACTCGATGGGACGAAGCTTTCGACCCTGAGCCGCTGAGAGAACCCCACGAATACGTTCCAATGATTCCTTGAGCTTTAAGTGCCCTGGGGCTCTACCTCCGGAGGTCTTGAGGGGAGTCCCGGCTGGACGAATCTTGAAGTAGGACAATTCTAAGTTTGTTCCGTCCTGATAGCTCCGAAGAAGAGCCTTGAGGGCTTCTCCCCACCCCTCAATGCTGTCCTCCACGATGTGGTGCTCGACTAATTTCGGATCCACGTAGGCAATGACGGGGAGCTTCTCCACATGGTCGAACTGCACAGAGTAACCTACGCCACAACCGGAGAGCAGAAGGAACAGCGCCTCAGAGAACGCATCGAAGCGATCAATCAAAGTAAACGAGCAGTTGTAGATTCGATTGTGGTTACTCAGAATAGCTGGTCCGCCAAACTGCATAGACCTCATCGAGGGGAGAACATTCTTCTCCCGAACCAGGTCAAAGGCTTCTTGAATCTCCGAAGCCATCTCTGGAAACCGACCGAGGTGCATCCCCTCAACCCTCTCAACGGTCTCCGCGTAAACCTCACGACGCCTCAGCTCTGGGATATAACGGGCGTACTTGCCCGCATGGATGTAGTCCGCCAGGCCCTTGGAATCTACAGCCTTGGCCCGAATCTGCCTCAACTCTTGGCGCTGGTGTCGATAGAGGATGTACGCCTTGGCAACAGTGAACTGACCATGCCGCATGAGCGAGGTCTCAACAGCATCTTGCACCGTTTCGACATCCACAATCTCACCCGAGAGTGAATGCAGCACCGTGCGAACTACCGCTGCTACAACTTGCTCGTCTACCTCACCGACGCTATCAGCCCAAGCCAGGCTGATAGCCTTGCGTAACTTTCCTGGGTCGAAACCCTGAAGAGTTTTCCCATCACGCTTGCGGGTGTATCTCACACCAGAACCGGCACCATTCGAGGGTAGGAAGTTGATTACTGCGGCGTCCATGCAGGAACTCCTTCATGATGCGACAGACAAAACGGCAAGCTCAACCAGAGTTCGTTTAGATCTAGCTGGCCCTTTTACATTTGCATCTAGCCGGCACAAATTGGCCAGGTTGCTCTGAAGGCTCTTGACGTTGTGGCGATTGGACCAGAGCAAGAACGTGTTCTGAAGACGGTAAACGTTCATTCCCATCTGGCTAGCAATCTCGTCTTTCGACTTACCTACGTCGAGCAGTGAGCGTGCCATGATGAGACGTTCTACGTGGTGCATAAGAGCAGAAGCGATAGGCACACTCGCAGCATCTCCCTCATAACGGTAGAGATGTGCAACCAAGTTCATGGCTCGCTTGACGTTTTTCTCACACGCTGCATCTGCCACTTCATACGGCGTTGCCGGAGGCTGCGATGCCACCACCCTCTGCACATGCTCAGTGGTCACTGTCCCATGCGGCCCCACTAAGAGGCTAAGCTTCTTGAGTTCGTTGACTAGCACGTAAAGATCATCACCGACAAACTTGAGCAGCAGGTCATTGATACCTTTACCTAAGATAACTCCGAGAGCTGCGGCTTCCTTGTCCAAACGATCCTGCTTACCCTTGGTATCCCAGGGCTTGAGCTTGTTGAATGTCTTGGAAGTCCCCTTTGCCGCTGCTTTATGCCAAACTTCTGGGAACTTGACTTCGCCCTTCTTGGAAGGGCGGCAGACAGCCAGAAGAATGGACGAGAGATCCTCAGAGGATTTCTCTTCAATGTACTCCTCCAGAGCCCCGGTTTTCTTGATGCCTTCGGCGTTGTCCACAATGACCAGACGGGAACGCTCGTCCATGAACGAGTATTCATCACAAGCAGTCACAATCTCAACGCTCTCTAAGCCCTTGCCCTCCAGAAAAATAACCTGACGGCTCTTGCTCGAACGTGCCTTATCGATTTCGAGGTCGAGGTCAAACTCCTCCGTTCCAGAGCAAATGATGAACGGGGCCAACCTCGGTTTCGCCATCTCAGTCCCTTACACCAAGCAGGGCGGATTTCACGTGCGAAGATAACGTGATTTTGACACCACGATCCAGATGCGTCTGTACAACACGCAGTTGCGTGAGCAGCTTGTACGCTCGCTCGGAAGGCCACACTTCTTGCAGCTTCTGGATCTTCTCCTCGATGTCCGTGTTCGTGATCTGGGCCGGAGCTACGGTGATCATGAGGAGGTCGTGGAGTAGGTGTTCGAGAAAACGAATCCCAAGGGCCAAATCAGCCCCGAGCGCGTCAATGGCTGTGAAAACTGCTGCGGGACTTTGCAGGAGGTCCGGCTTCAGTAGCTCCAGAACTTGATCTCGTAGCCGCAAGCGGCCTGAGCCCCAGTACCCGATGGCTCGTCCGACGGAACCTTCTGCTAGGCGCGTGAGCACAAGAGCTTTTGACGCATCTGTCTCAAACTGCTGGATCCGTGCGAGTATAAAGGCTTCCGGTAGAGCACGGTAACGCACGAGTCCGCAGCGACTTCGGATCGTCGGAAGCACAGCGTCGGCGGACTCCGCCAACAAGAAAAAACGTACGACGTCAGGAGGCTCCTCTAGCGTCTTCAGGAGAGCATTTGCAGCCGCCGTGTTCATACGGTCAGCACCGTCGATCACGACGTACCGAGCCGCTGCGTAGCTTGGGTAGTTGAGCACATCTGCCGTCAGCTCACGAACCACGTCCACCTTGATGGTGCCATTCTCATCCGGCTGAATCAGCGTTAGATCTGGGTGCATTCCCTGATCAATCTGCCGACCATGGAAGGTGTCCGTTACGTCCCCCTTGCTGAACGACTCCTGAGCTGCCTGAAGGACGGAGAATTTCTTGCCGATCCCGTCCTTACCTACCAGCAGAAGCGGTGACGTGATATGACCATCGACGACCCTACGTAAGAACCGAACGCCTTCAGCTTGACCCTGAACCAGGTTCAACATGAGCGTCTAGAAGCCGCTCCTCGGGCTCTGGATCGATCGGTTGCAGGTGGAGAACCACATGATATGCCTGGCCACATTTTTCGCAAACCAATCGAGAAGGCTCCTTCCCCGATTTAGCCAAGTGCCCTCTACACCGAAGGCACACGAGCATTCCTAAATTGTCGGACATGCTCAATAGTCGAAGTGGCCACCGACAGAAACGCCCCAAGTGTGCCCGCACTTGATACACCGATAAAGGCGTTGACCGTGATGCTCTGCTCCACCGGTTCTGATCTCGGCGGCCTCCATAGAGTCACAGCTTCTCGGGCTTCGACACTTCAAGTTGATCGTTTTCTCCGCTGGAGCAGTCCCAGTCAATCCAGGCTGCGTCCCTCCCGCATCAAATCGTTCGGACATGATGAACCTTTCAAAGTAGAGACCCGCCCCACTTGGTGTTCAAGTTTACAGCGAGCTGGCTGAATTCAGATCCCAAGAGATGTCTACTGTAAATAAGAATCTCGCAGATCGTTCCCACGAGATGAAAAGTCGGGCCTCCTGATAACAACCCACTGTACCTCCCGATAGCTCCCATGATCGGGGAAGGGTTGCCCGCGAGCTGGCGAGTAGGATCCCAGCCTTCCTGGCTAAGATCATAAGGTTGGGTTGCCGAAATCCCCAGCAGATCGACATCCTGGTTGAGCCCAATTCGAGCCCTAGATCCGCCCGGATTTTGGCTGGATTGTGACCACTGCAACAGCTTGAATGTGTTCGGCGAAAGAGCTGGATCATAGGGCGAGATAGCCGCAAGATCCCCAAGCACCCAGGTACTCAGTCTTCCTTTAGGTCCAGGAAGAGGCGAGATGTGATCGTTCTGCTTGATGTAGCAGTCGAGCCCACTTCCCAGACCTTCGTAGCCGGCAGCAACCAGAAAGCCTCCGATCGTCTGAGTTGGGGATTCCTGATACTTCCCGACAACGAGAACAGTCCAGTCCTGCATCGCCTGAAGTGGCAAATCAAGCCACTGGGTACCATCAAAAGTGACCCCCGGAAGATTGTTCAGAGCGGTAGAGACGAACCCTGGACGAGCCCCGGGGTCCGCCTGGAATGCGTTCTGCCCTCGCACGGTGTCCTTCCAAACGGACACCTTGGAGCTGGAGAGAGACACCGCAGTGGACCTCGAAGCATCAAACTGAGCAACGAGATCCGGAATGGTGTTCGGTAAGAAACCCTGCTGGACCGTCTGGACGGGATACGCCTCGGCATCGACAAAAACCAACGACAAAGTCGCCAACGTCCGGTTGTAGAGTGCCGGGTCTCCAAAGTCTTTGCCGACCGGGATCTCCGTGAGGTCATTCACCGTAGAATTAGGGAGCACCCCCAGTGTTCCGTCTTGGAACAAGCCCAGGATCTTGGACCAGTCTTCCCGGGTCACCAGCACGTCGAAGGCTCTCCCGTGCAAACGCACGTAAGCTACGTTCTTGGAGACACTTGCATCCACCGTCCCCCAGCCCTTCCAGTAGCCCACAAGGGCCGAGGCAAGATCCGGGATATCCTGCTGACGGATCCTGCCTGGCCGAATCGTGGCAATCTTCGCTAGCCGGTTGTCCACTGATATGTCCGTGCCACAAGTAGAACTAGACGTGCAGATTTCCGGGCTTTTCAGCCTTGCTGGGCTTGCGAATGAGCGTCTCCGTCGTGAGCATCGTGCTCACGATCGACACAGCATTCACCAGGGCACACCTCACCACTTTGGTTGGGTCGATCACTCCGGCATCCAGGAGGTTCTTGATCGTCATGTCCGTGGCATCCACGCCATCAAACTCATCTGCTTCCTTGACCTTCTGAACCCAAACCGAACCACTCTCACCAGCATTGATTACGATCTGCTTGAGCGGGATCTCGCATGCTTTGAGCACCAAGTTGAATCCGATGATTTCATCGTCCGATGGCGGGGGCGAGTCGTCTTCCTCTCGCAGGGTAGGGTCTTCGATCAAAACTTGAACTCGCTGGGCAGCCCGGATCAATGTGAGCCCACCACCTGGCACGATCCCCTCGTCGAGAGAAGCCTTCGTCGCGTACAGTGCGTCTTCCATGCGAGCCTTCAGCTCCTTCATGGCCACCTCGGTCGAAGCCCCAACCTTGATGACGCACACACCACCCAGTAACTTCCCGAGCCGCTCACGGAGCTTGTCCATGTCGTACTCCGAAGCAGTCCGCTCCATCTGGCTTCGAATCTGGTTGATCCTCGCCTCGATCTCTTCCGGCTCTCCACCACCGTCAACAATGGTGGTCATCTTGGACGTGGACCGAATCCTCCCCGTGGTCCCAAGACATCCTGTCGGGTTGTCTCCGTGGAAGACCTCGTCGAAAGTCATCCCCTGATCCTTGGAGATCAGGGTCGCGCCCGTGAGGATGGCGATATCCTGGAGATACTCCTTCTGCCTCTCTCCGAATCCAGGAGCCTTGATGAGTAAGCTCTTGAGCTTGCCCTGACCGAGGTTTTGGGCAAACAGGGGAAGGGCTTCACCCTCGAAATTCGGAGCGATGATAACCAGAGGAACATCGTCCTCGACGAGCTTCTCCAGCATCGGGAGTATAGGGCGACAGGCCGAGACCACGTAGTCTGTCACCATGATCGCCGGGTTGTCGTAAACTGCCGACATGCTTCCCGGGTCATTGATGAAGACGGGGCTCACGAAACCTTGGTCGAACTGCATCCCGTCCACGGCATCAAGAGTTGTCTCGATACCTCGACCTTCCTCAATGTTGACCACCCCATCCTTACCGACCTTGGCAACGGCTTCGGCCACGATCTTGCCGAGGTCTCGATCACCGTTCGCACTAATCGTGGCGATGTTCTCGACATCCTCCTGGCTCTTCACAGGGATTGACAAAGCGATCACCTGATCAACCACCCAAGCCACCGCCTTGTCCATGCCCCGCTTGAGGGAGATAGGTGCGACTCCAGCCGTGATGTACTTCATCCCCTCGGAAAACATGAATTGGGCCAGGACAGTTGCCGTCGTAGTCCCGTCACCAGCATCGTCACTCGTCTTGGAAGCAACCTCCCGGACGAGCAAGGCCCCCATGTTCTCCCACGGGTCGGCCAGCTCGATCTCCTTGGCAACACTCACACCGTCCTTGGTGACGACAGGATCCCCGAAGGTTTTAGCTAAGGCAACATTTCGCCCCCGTGGCCCTAAGGTGACTGCCACGGTCTTAGCGAGCTTGTTCACACCTGCAAGTAACTTGGCCCGAGCCTTGGATCCATTTTCGATTGGCATTCAACCCTTCTTTCCGTGATTGTGTTGCCCCTCATACACCATCTGGACCTCCTTAGGATCCAGATCTTCAGGGTCAGGAATCGACACATGACTCGTCGCAGCTCGGCGAGTCAGATCCTCCCGGGTCACTTCCCGAGAGCGAACCCAGATCGAAGAAGTTGTCGCCGGTTGAAGGCGTGACCAAAGCCAGCCGTAAGCATCAAGAAGGAGTAGTCTGCGGTCAAACCCCATTTGATCCCACAGGAGCTTCGATGTCTCGCCTTCTCGGAGGAAGATTTCAGCTTCCCACCAGGTCTCAACGAGCTGGATCTGAAAATCCTCCCCCGGTCGTAAGAGTTGTCGGACATGGACTTTGATCTCCTCGTCCGGGTAGAGAGCTAGTTCATCGAAGGCGACGGGCACGATTCTCCCTACTCCAGCGTTTCGCGCTGGCTGCCCTAAGCTTCTCTCTTGTATCATCCGTAGGTCGAATCCCCAGATGACTCGTGGCTATTCGAGCCCGATGCTCAGCGGATTTAGGTTTCTTAGCCATCTCCTCGCGGTCTAGGACTTTTCGGCATTGCGTGGCTGCCATTTCAGGATGTTGAGGAACAGCATTCCTTGTTCAACCGCATCATCTACGGCAACGTGGGTATGCCTCGCTTCAGGAAACCATTCTCTAGGCATGTTTCGTTTCGTGGTTTCTCTGAACCCAGTACCCAGCTTTGCCATTGCAAAGGACTTGATATCCAAAGCTGAGAACGAAAAGGGGGAGCTGCCGAGGAAGCGGATCATGTAGTGGTACACGAACATAAAGTCAAATGTTGCCGGATACCCGACGAAGACTGGGGTTCCCCCGAAGGACTTCACCCACTCGACATATTGACGCATCGCCATCTCTGACGGCTGGGGGTTCGACCGGCAGGCGTCGTAAACTTCCTTGGACTGCTTCTGCCACCAAGCTTCGGTGTCGGGATCAGGTGAAGCGTCGGGAAGAGTCTCCAGGTTGACCGAAAAGGTACCAAGCATCTTTCCAGCCTCGTTGAATCCCGCAGCTCCCAGGCTGAGCATCGAATTCGGCCCCGGAATAGGGCCATCTGTTTCCACGTCTGTACTGATATAGATTTCCATCTTTTCCCTCTTCTTACACCGCTGTTGGTGATGCACTGATAGGCCAAGTTAGGAGAATGACCTCGTCAGATCGCTGGAAAACCTCCACCGCCGTCCCCAGGCCCCAAGCTTGGTGGAAGAACGGAGCAGAGGATAGCTGGTGGCAGAAGGGACGATTCCCGGGTTTTGGCGAGAGATTCGAGGTTGACCCAACTTTCTGGATCGGGATTGCGGGCCTCAAAGAATCCTTCGAAGGTGGGCCTCCTCTCCAGGTTGCTACCTGGGAAGGAAATCTGGGCGTTCCCCTCCAACAGCTCTTCCAAGCCGTCTCACAGGTTCTTGGGTGTCATCTCGTTCGGATCGTCGATCACGGAAACAACAACGGCCACTTCTTGTTTGTCTCCGAGAAATCGATGCTGGACATTCGGCTCTCCGAGAAAGGAGCCTACATCTCAATTAAAGCTGGCTCCTTCGACGAGGAAGTCACCAAGAAAGCCAGTCAGCTCTTTGGTAGGTGTGTCATTCCAGATGACCCCCGGAAGGGCTTAGTCTTCACACTGATCTCCACAATGAGCGGCTACTCGATCTCCAGACTGGGCTTAGCTGGGACCCCCCTGGAGCGAGGGAACTACAATCCAGGGGTCCTCTCGGCCTATGACCATGTGGTGGAAGACCTGAACACCGAGAGTCCTTGTGGTCGGCTTACCATCCTCTCAGGTACCCCAGGCACAGGCAAAACATACGTCGTCAGGTCACTCCTGTCGGCTGTGACCAACGCCGCCTTCATCCTCGTTCCGCCGCATCTCATGAAAGAGCTGAGCGGTCCCGAGATCCTTCCGGCCCTTACCCAAGCCAAGAATGAGTTCAACGGTCCGATCGTCCTCATCATCGAGGATGCGGATCAGTGCTTGGTCGAACGCAAGGAAGGCGATATGTCGGCGATCTCGTCGATGTTGAACCTCGGAGACGGTATCCTCGGATCCATCCTCGATGTTCGCATCCTCGCCACGACCAACGCCAAAACCTTGGAGATGGACGAGGCCACCCGTCGGCCAGGTCGTCTCTGTCGGTACATCCCGATTGGTCTTCTGGACAAGGCTTCAGCCGAAGCTGCCTTGTCACGGCTCGTGGGTCGGTCAGTTCCACAACAGCAGGGACAGATGACTCTGGCCGAGGTCTACAGTAAAGCTCGGGTTCTCGGTTGGAAGCCACCGCCGAAGGAACCCGAGAAGCCCGCCATGCGGCCTGAAATCCTGTACTGAGCTGGAGCATGGATAGCCTTGCTATCAAAGTAGCCGCCAAGTTCTCTCGCATCCCTGCAACCAAGATTCAGGTCCGGGATGAGGGTGACTTCAAGATGCTTTATCTGCCAAGACACGCAGCGGTAGTAGAGCCTATAGCGGAAAAAGTACACAGCTCCTTCAAGATGTATCAAGCCGCCGGCATCCCTGTGAAACACAAGCTCGAAGTGGCTCTTCATGGGAGTGGGGCAGCTCATGCCGATGCTCTCTACGGATGGGGTCAGATCCAGGTTGCCCCAAAAGCATACAACGACGTGAACCTCGTGAAAACGCTCATTCACGAGCTGGGCCACTACATGCACGACATGGTTGTGCCATGGGGCTACGGCAACCCGGAAATCATGAGCCGCTATCTGTGGGCTCTGAAGCAAAAAGGTACTGGAACCGGACCGCGATTGGATGTGATCCGCAAGAGACTTCGGGTCATTGAAGCTCTGCTCCGACAACTGGACGAGCAGAAGTACGTTCTGAAACCTCTACCTCGAAAAGGAGAGGTATTCGATTACGGGTATTGGTCAAACGGAGTTCAGCTCCCCCTCAAAGTGAGGATCCTACGAAAGTCTGGTCCCAACGTGACACTAGAGGTCACAAATCCAGAGGTCATCCCGTTCAACCAATCAGGATACTTCCCGCGAACACAAGGGAAAGTGGTGATCACTGTTTCTGTCAAGTCTCTGTTGTTCAAAGGAGTTAACACGGAAGTTGAGGGGCGAATTGCGGAACTCAACAAAGAACGTGATGCCCTCTATGCTGAGGGAAAAGCCATTGCTCGGACAGAACAGGATGATCGCTACGAGGCCCAGCGACACGAGTGGGCACCGACGCAATACTCCAGGAAAGACGTCAAGGAGTGGTTCGCAGAGCTATGTACCACCTTCGTCTTAGGCCATCTGAAGAAGCCAGTAGACGATTGGCTTCTGTCCGTGATCAGAACCGGGAAGTCTCCGCCCGGACTAGAACTTTAGAGGCCCGTGCAAGCCCGGAACAGGTAGACCACTCCTCCAAGGGCTCCTAGAAGAAGCAGAAGGATCACCCCGAGTCTGAGAAGAATCCCCCTCGCGTCCTTCTCGGGGTCGTAATCGACGAAACCCGCGTCGAACATCCTAAGAGCTTTCTCTGTGTCCTTCCAATGGAAGACCTTCGAGAAAGTCCTCCGAATCATCCCCTCGTCCATCAAAGAAGCATGGGTCTTTGTCCACGAGATCAACCCTTCGAGGTCAGCGTTACGAACCCTCTCCCGGCCCTGTTCTAGAACCTCGGCAGACAATTTGGCCATAGCCACTAAGTACACCAAAAGAAATCAGTCAGTTCCTTTGATGTTAGCGACAGGAAACATCCTGTGGGCCACCCGGGCGATCCCTGTGACCTCCAGGACTCCGAGTACCTCGTCCAAGTCCTTGTAGACGTGACCACATTCGTCGAGCGGGGTGTGCTTGTGGTTGCCAACAATGCCCTCGATGGTGACCCCATCAAAGACCCGTTGGACCGTCTTCATCTCGTTGTCGATCCGGTCCTGCTTGTGCTCCAACTTTCGCTTGGCGTCGCCACGACCCATAAGACGACCTGAGCCGTGGTTGACCGAGCAGGCTGACTTGTAGGCTCCTGGCTCGGCGAAGAGAATCGCTGCCCCGTGATACATCGACCCTGGGATAAGGCACGGGTGCCCTGTCGTCTCCCAAACCGTCCCCACCAGGTCCGGATGTCCGGCCGGAAAAGCCCGGGTCGCACCCTTCCGATGGACAAAGCCCCGCTTGGTCGTCCCGTCAGGAAGGACCAGAGTCTCCTGCTGGACGAGATTGTGACTGATTTCGTAGTAGACCTCGCCCTCGACCCCAAAAACCTCCTGGAGAGCCTCCTGGACGCCCTGGACGATGATGTGGCGGTTGGCTATGGCGAAGTTAGCCGCTGAGTTGTGGTGAGCCCAGTAGTCCTTGCCTACCTGCTCATCCATCCGAACCCAGGACTCCTCCCGACGCTTCGAAGACAGACCCCGAGCCTTAGCCCCTTCGTAGAAGAAGTGCTCGGCTGTCTGCCAACCGTAACCCCGGGAGCCACAGTGGATCATCACGTAGACCTCACCCGTGTCCCGATCTACCTGCATCTCGATGAAGTGGTTGCCACCACCCACAGATCCGAGCTGCGGAACGACCTTCTTCCGAGCACGCTCAATCTTGTTGAGGTCAATGTCCTCCGGAACCGCGATGAACTGCCGCTCGCAAAGTTCTTCCTTGACCCCTAAAGCCTTCGCTCCGTGACGAAGAATGTCCTCTGCCTGCTTCTCGGAGAACTTCGGCATGAACTCCGGGCGTGCTGAGCCAACACCCGTAGCAACACGCTTCTCGACCTCCCGGACCCACCGTTCCCGGTTGTACCATCCTCGGACGCTCTTGGCCGTGAGCGGAACCTTCATGTACAGAACGCCACACGAGATGTCGTAGCCACTGGCAGCCTGAATGACCGTGTCCTCGGTGACGATTACACATCCGACAGGGACGCCGTATCCGAGGTGACAATCCGGAAGAGCATAGGCCCCAATCACGCCCTCGTAGCTCGCTCCATTAGCGAGCTGCGACCACATCTGCTCTTCAGAGGCGTTGTACAGGGAATCCGAAAGGAAAGCATGGGCCTCGACCTTCATGTTCCCCGACTTCGGGAGCACGTAGTGACCTTCCTCGATCTTCTGGGCAATGTACTTGAAAGACATGACAGTCACAGGTTACCCAAAGGGTGCTCCCGAAAGTGGTACAACAGAACTCAGTTTGGATCATTCCAGGGACGGGATCTCCTTGCCGGTGAACGACACGAAGACCTGATCCCCCACAGAAAGAACATACACCGAGCATGAAAAAAACGGGGCCTACTATCGACTAGCAGGCCCCGATCCTTTCACCACTGGGTCTTGCTCTTCGACTGCGAGATCCGATCTTTAAGTCCGGATGACTCCTCGACAGGGGCTTCTGGACTCGTTTGCTGGGGAATTACCCACGGGATAGCACCACCAGGGAGGGCACCACCTTCCAAACCCGTAACCGTTTGACCCCCAAAATGGAGGTCGGCTACGGGCTGGACCACTGGCTGAACTGTCTGGGACGGCTCCGTGAATGCTGCGACCATGTGATCCATCATGCTGTTGCTGACAGAAACATTGGCACCAATGAGGTCTGCTTGAGCTTCCCCATCCATGCTGGAGACACCGTAGCCCCTGGTCCCAGCAGACTGAACACTCCGGAGATAACCTGAACTAGAAGCGTAGAGATCTGCTCGACCAACGCGAGCACTGAGACCTCTCGACATGCCACCGAGACGCTCGTGACCTCGGTTCTGGAGCTGCCTAGCCATCTGTTCCATGAGGTCGGCCGCCGTCTTGTATTCGCCCTTCTTGGCTTGCTCCTCGGCCTCGATTTGGGCTCGAATCATCTGGGCAAGACCAACAATGGCATCGACTTCCTTGTTCGGCTCCTTCTGGACTTCATCGAGCTTGACAAAAGTCACCTTGGCCTTGATGTCCTCGGACTTCAGCTCTTTCGCCCCCTCGGCATTGAAAACCGAGTAAACGAGGTGGATGTTGAAGACCGTGGACTGACGCGGGAACGCTTGTCCTTGCTTCGAGAACTTCGTGGCGAGGACGATGTTCCGCGTCTCCTCAGCCAGAAGGTCCGAGAGCTTGATCTCGACCTGGCCAGTAACGTCTTCCTCCTCGGCTTCCACATCGGAGATGACCTTGGTGATCTGGTGGCCGTTCACCGGCTCAACGGTGATTTGGATGTCTGTGGCATAGGCCGAAAGAAGACCTCCCAGCTCCTTGCCGAAAGCCATCAGGGCCGTATCTGGATCCTTGACGTAAGCGTAGTTGCCTTTGGCCTGCTTCGAGCACTCCACGAGGAAGTCCTGGTCACAGCCGTTGTAAACTCCACCACCGACGTCTCCGTAGCCGAAGAAAGAGATCGTGGTGGCGCTCGTTCCGAGGGCTTGATTGGTGAGCTTGAGGATAGCTTCCTTGTTCGTGACGCCTTCCGTCGGCTGACCATCCGTGAAGAAAATGATCCGCTGGACGAAACTGAGTGGCAAATCGAGACTCTTCATGGTCTCGATAGCTCCGGTCAGACCACCCGAGTAGTTCGTCCCTCCCATAATACGGAGATTGTCGATGGCCGCCCTAAGCTTCTCCTTGAAAGCAGGAGTCACTGCCTCTGGCTTGACCAGAGGGTGGAAATTGCTCTCAAAAGCCAGGAGCCCACAGACATCCCCGGGGGTGAGCTGGTCCACGAGCTTTCGCACACTCCTCTTGGCGTACTCCAGCTTCGAGCCCTTCATGGACCCTGAAAGGTCGATGACCGGGAGAACTGCCAACTTCGGTCGCTGATTCAGCCAGTCGATGGAAGGGGCGATGAGGGACAGGACGAGATGACCATCCGTATCCTCGGTGTGGTTGATCTTGTCGTAGGGAAAACGTGCCAGAATCTCCATTGGGAAACCTCCGTAAAACAGTCGGTGGGTCTATCTCAGATGCAGAACCGGGCGGTTCTCAAATCCTCGACGTTCCTTCGCGATGCCCGCAGCCTTCTCAAGCCCGTAGGCGCAGTCGGCTGTACAGAGACTCAAACCCAAAGGGCGCAGTCCCTATCTGTTGGCTACCATACACCAGTCGTAGAGTCTGGACAAGAAAAATGAGGAAAGGGGCGATTTTCTCGCCCCTTTCACGTTTCACGCTGCCTGGATGAAGGACAACCACTCTTCGGGCGCCCTAGACGGGTCGATGTAGGGCTCCGTCATCGGGAGCACCTTCGGCTTCCTGGGTACGCTGAGGAGAGCCATACCTGCTTCCTGAGGAGTACGGTCCTCCTTCTTGCTGTTGCAGGGGTAGCAAGCCATCACAACGTTCTCCCAGGTCGTGGGAGTTCCCGTGAACCCTTCCTTCCGCCACCGAGACTTCGGCGTGACGTGATCGAAGTTCAGCTTCGAGAGCGGGAGCTTGTCCCCGCAGTATTGGCACATGAAGTGGTCACGAGCCGCTACGTTGATCTTGCTGAACTTGACTCCACTCTTGTCCTTGCTGACCCGCTTCCGAAGAACAGCAACCGCCGGCACCATGATGGTGATGGAATCGGCATCCGTCCCGATGACCTGCCGAAGAGCCCTTCGCAGCTCAGGAAACACCGCCAAGTGGTTCCGCCCGATGACCGCCAAGACCTCATTGTATTGGACGAGGACTTCAATCTTCCCGGAGAACATCCGAGTCACGGCGTCCTTCCAGTCGATGATCTCGTGGGGCTTGTAGGTCTGGTTCAGGATGAGAGTTTGAGCAAACGACGAGGACATCACACACCTACCTCATAGGGTTCTCCGGAATACGTCGGGCCGGGTTGGAAATCAACCCTTCGAGCGAAACTTCGCCAAGTTTCTAGACAGACCAGATCATCAATTTGGCCCATTGGCCAATGCAAGACGACCCAGTCTGCGGGAAAACGAGAGGCCGGAATCTTCCGACCTCTCAGGGGCCTCGGCTTCTACACCACCGGCCTCCACCACCTCAACGGCTTTGAAACCGTCAAAGACTTTTTCGTGGACTCGCCGGGAATCGAACCCGGATCCGCGAGACTTCCAGCTAATCTTCGTTCACGTGCGTAGTCACCGTATCCCCGGAGACTGAGTTCTCGGGTTCGGCCGAGACCTACTTTCCGTGTACTCCTTGCTCACCTACTCGGAACTCCTCGGTGAACCAGCCCTAGTGCTTGCGCCAGTCTTGATACCAGGACGATCTCTCTAGACTGACGGCTCAGGCCGCGAGGCCGAAAGCAGTTGCGTTGTCGTTCGCAGTTGATACGACCCATTGAAGAGATGGGTGCTCTTGCACGCAGACTATCCTTCTGTTCCCACGTCGAAACCAATCGAGCCCATGAACCACCGACCATCAACAACTTCAACGAACCTCCTGGATCAGTCAGGTTCTCCATCTCCGGTCAGTGGGTGCTGGTTGCCCAGCTCTATACGTTCACCAGACAATACGTCCGGGCCGTCATTCAGTCAACCTTCCAGGGAAGATTGATCCGGGGGTCTCCCGAACAGCCTGATCGGCAGGCTGGTGGCAACGAAGGGACTCGAACCCTTACGCCCGCTAAGGAGCAGCAGATTTTGAGTCTGCCTTGTCTACCAGTTCCAGCACGTTGCCATTGTGCGAGTTGCTCGGTACCGAGCTTCAGGGATTGAACCCATGGGGCCAGCGACGCTGATGCTTTTCCGCTGTTTATCTCGCTACCCTACGCAGTTTCGAACCTGCGGTGCTGACGGCGGGAGTCGAACCCGCACGGCCTCGAAGGGCCACTAGGCTCTCAACCTAGCGTGTCTACCTAATTCCACCACGTCAGCGGAAGACTCTCAGTTTCCTCGTGAGATATCCCCGTACCAAATAGCCAAACCATGAAAGTTTCCTTCCTCAACTCCGAACCGGTTCATTGGGATTTGCTTAAACAGCATAGCAAAAGTCCTGAAGAGCGGGTCAGAAACCATCAGGCCGGGACATCCAGTCTGGATCCTTCTCAAAAGACCCCAACCCTTTGAGTAGGTCGGAGACGGAGGAGAGTCACCCCATCTTCTAACGAAGACGCCTCTTGCGAGACTATGAGGATTTCTCCGGTGTCATCGGGGAGAGTCGAACTCCCACGCCCTTTACAGAGCACCTGGTTCTGAGCCAGGGTTGTCTACCAATTCCAACACGATGACATTATGGGAAAGAGTCGTCAGGAGCTAGGAGGAGGTTTTCCTTGGGACCGTCGCCTGTATCCGATAGTGCCTTGAGATGGAATGGCACCTGTAGTCTGGAGCTGGCTGTGTCCGTAGGAGAGAATTGTTCGCCTCACCTCTTGCGAGGTGTCGGTTTATGGACTCTTTCCCGTGAGACACTGGTTGCCCAGCAGTCCCACCTTCAACCCAGGTTACTCGAAGAGTCCCGGGTCCAAGTCTGCAATTTCGATCTCACGACCGTTGCCGGTGTTGATGGCCGCTCGGAAAGCACTCGCTCGCTTACTCGCTTGCTCGGCAAGCTTGGTGCTCTCCTTAACCGAAAGAGTTGCCTCGGCCCGCTCTTGCGTCGGGTCACGAGTGATCGGCATGTCCTCCATGTACCGAGACCGAGATGGGGCCGGCTTGACCGCACCCCACATCTTCTCGACCCGGCCGGCTGAGCCGACCCGCTTGATGGCTTCGGCCAGACTCATCGACTCATCACCCACCGTCACGGTGAAAGCGAGGTTGTACTTCATCTGAGCGACCTGGAGACGAGCGACGGCCAGCTCGGCCTTGAGGTACGTTTCGATGAGACTCTGCGGCGAGTCCTTCTCCTCGTCCTTGAATTTGTGGAGGCTCTCCGGGAACATCTTCTCGGCTGCACCCTTCCGCAGCTCCCACATCTTCAGTGCTTCTCGCAGTGCCCAACCTGTCGTCTTCATGATGTCTCCCTATACACCACTCGCTTGGGTCTTGGACATCTGAAGGCGTCGAATCTTCGGAACCAGAGTAGGCCGCAGTGGAGTTGGACCACTTCCGCCTGTTTATAGGACAGGTGCCAGCAACCGGCCAGCTTAGGCTACGGCCCGTAAAAGGCGACGTAGCCTCGTATGTTCTCTCTCATGACAACTTCCTTTCAGTAGCCCCGGAGGGAGTCGAACCCTCACGCTCGCAAGGAGCACCGGATTTTAAGTCCAGGGTGTCTGCCGTTCCACCACGAGGCCACAGATGTTGTAGCGGGTATGGGGATCGAACCCATCAATTCTGGTTTGTAGGACCAGCGCTTTCTCCAGCTAGACTCACCCGCCATTCAATCTTCCACTCCGAACTTGAACACCTTGATGGACATGATGACAAAACCTTCAGGTATACCGAAGCTTCCTCGAAGAGCATAGGTTACCTCTGCACGGATATACCGACCCGTATAGCTCTTGTTCTCTGGAATCCACTCACCTAACTCTAAGGTGTCACCCACCTGGAAATCTCGATCGTCTTGCCGCCACTCGAAAGTCTTCCGACCGTCCCATAAGGCTTGGAACGGATCGGGCCAAGCCTTGAGCTTGTGGTTCCTCATCGTAGTAGTGCTGGGGAAGGGATTCGAACCCTCACGCTTTTGGCGCCGCACCCTAAATGCGGTGTGTCTGCCGTTCCACCACCCCAGCTCGTTTTCTCCGCTCTCTACCGTAAAGAGCAATCGAAGTGACTTCTGCCCAACCTTTACCACCACACCAGCCAGGTGTTTGACTATGGCAGTTTGGGCAAATGAACTCTAAGTTAGAAGGTCTGTCGTCCAGCCAATCCCGGTTCTTGTGATTGACCTGGAGCATCAGAGGCTTATCATTCCACGTGGCGTTCAAGTTACAGGCACTACACTGATAGGGGACACCGGATTCAATCAGAGCACGTCGTAACTGGTAAGCTGCTCTCCGATTTCCAGACTCTCGTTTCACTAGAACCCTTCGCCAAGATTTCTTCTTGGGTCCACGATGATACACTCCTGAGTTGGCCGTTTGGCCTCTGAAGTGTGAAGTGTCTACACCGTATTCTCGAAGTCTTTTAGCTATGAGGGTTTGTGTGCCTCCGGCCTGACGTAGTCCAAGGATGCGCAACACACCTGCTACCGAGATGGATTGGCGTGCGGCATCCTCAAGTAATTGCTTAGTGTACACACGACGGGGTGGGTAAGGTCTTGGCACTCTACAATGGCAGAGACCATAACAAGAAAACCGCCGCGTCTGCCATTCCGCCACTGGAGCAGGGTACGGGACATGGGGATCGAACCCATCGATTTCCGCGTGTGAGGCGGATGGCTTCACCAGCTACACTCGTCCCGCAAAAAGAATCTCTACACCTGTGGCGATGAGAGGACTTGAACCTCAGCGCAAAAGCTTATGAAACTCCGCTCCCACCTTGGGACACCGCCATTATCTTTGCACCCCTGGCAGGATTCGAACCTGCATCTCCTGGCTTAGAAGGCCAGAGCCCTGTCCAGTTGGACCACAGGGGCATGTTGGAGTCCCGGGAGGGAATCGGACCCTCGAAGTCGATTTTGCAGACCGACTGCCGACCCATCGAACCGGGACATCTTGGTCGTTTTGGTTCGCAGACGACCTTACTGCGGCCTTCCAAGCCATCAGGCGATCCTTTGCAGGGTGCTTCGGCCGAAGTCCTGATCCCCAATGGAGAGTCCCATGTTATCCCACTTCTTGGAAGACGACGCACAATCTCTGGTAGCCCTAAGTCTCAACCCAGGGTCAGAGAACGGAGACAAGCTCCGGAGCAGGTAACGGGAATCGAACCCGTGTCTGGACGTTGGCAACGTCCTGCTAGACCTTCCAGCTATACCTGCATGCTGCACCTGAAACTAACCTCAGCACCGAGGAATTGAACCTCGTCCCCCGGGTTACGCACCCGGTATGCTACCGGCACACTCGCACCAAGTCGAGCTTCAGGTTCCGTCCGGATTGACCTGCCCAATGGCAGATCCGGCGGCACGGTCGCCAAGTCTTACGTCCGAAGACATTGCCGTGGAAGGCTCGACAAGGTTCACGATGGAGCGGGACATGGGAATCGAACCCACCTGGATCTGCTTGGGAAGCAGATGCGGCACCTTGCCGCCTCTCCCGCATTGTGGTGCTTTTTCTCCGGCCAGCTTTCCATGGAAACTAACTGAAGCTTCGTGGGGTGGCCATAGCACCAAACCAAGTGCTCTGACGTGGTTCCGTAAACCCCGCGTTCGGTGCCCCTTAGCGGGCAGAACATGGTGAGCATCCCACTCTAGATTCCGAGGAACCTGTAGAATTTGAGACGACAAGAGGTGCCGAGAGGTGCCTCCATTAGGCGACCAGGCGAAAGTTGTCTTTGGCGCCCGGTATTGAAATCGAATCAATTGTACTCCCAAGCTGGCATTCGTCTCGGAGCGGGTAGGGGGAATCGAACCCCTCGTCGTCTGCTTGGAAGGCAGACACTCTACCATTGAGCTATACCCGCGTGTCAGACTGACCACAGAAAGTGACCTAAATCTTCTGCCCAGTCCTCGGCGCCTTTGGCCGAAGGATGGATCCCATCGTTGATCAATTTGATGCCCAATGGTTCAGCATCGTGAACCCGATCCGCACCACTCTCTCGGATACCTTTGCGAACAGCGTCGATTGGGTAACGTAACTTCGGGGGTAGAAGCCAAACAACCTGGACTTTACGTCGGTAAGCTAGTGCAACGAGACGCTTGGCTCTCTCTGGAAACTTCATTCGATTCACCGGCACGCCATGATCGTTGACGCCCAACGAGATCAAGACCCTGTCGGGCTTGTATTGCCGGAGAGCATCCACGAACCAGTGTTCCTTAATCCACTGGTCCACGTTGGTCCCACCTCGTGCTGAGGTATGGAGCTTCTTGCCGTACTTCTTGGCAACCCGCCACAACCGAGGAGACAACATGTACGCCAGACTGTCTCCGATCAGGAGCGTCGGTCTCGACTCAGACGCTAGAAGCCAGGGACTTATGAGACTGGCCAGAAGAAAAGCACGTCGGTTCATGTTACCGGAGCGGATGACGGGAATCGGACCCGTGTCCCTAACCTGGCAAGCTAGGACTCTACCATTGAGCTACACCCGCAAGACTGTGACTGACCCCTGTCGGGCTTCCGTGTATAAGACGGAGTGGGGACCATCCCCAAACGAACACCACCAGGGCACTCGTGCCGGAATCGAACCGACTATTTATCACAGCTTCCTATTCGGTTGTCTCCACAAAGGAGTGCCGAGAGGCGAGGCCGTTCACCTCGGAGCCTCCAGAGAGAATCGAACTCTCGCCGGTCCCATACCAAGGGACTACTCGACCTTCGAGCTATGGAGGCATTGGGCAGTCTCTCCTGCTGTTACACCACTGTGGCAGGTGTCGCCCTCCGTTGTGCTGGAGACGCAGTCGAAGAAACCGGTGGTCCCACGATCCAAAAGATCGTCATCCGCTGCTTCGGCTAGTGGAGCCAGAGAGAATCGAACTCTCATTTCCAGCTTGCAAGGCTAGCACACTCCCGTTGTGTTATGGCCCCATGGTTGGGTGGTACCCCCGCTCGGATTCGAACCGAGAAACAATCAGCTTCGAAGGCTGAAGCCTGTATCCATCAGGACGAGGGCATTGGTTGCAGGAGCCGTGTTGCACCGGCATGGCCAAGGTTATGAGCCTTGGTTGGGAGCTAGGACTACCCTTCCTGCGGCGTCTCTGGCAGGAGTCGAACCTGCATGAACCCAGCTTCGGAGGCTGGTGCCTTATCCATTAGGCCACAGAGACATTGTGAATCAGTCTCAATCGACGACGAAGCTTCCGCATCGCCTGCCACTCGATCTGGCGAACCCTCTCTGCACTCAGTCCAAGAATGAAAGCAATCTCTTCCAGGCGGGTCTCTCCAACATCGGCGAGATCCAAGACACAAAGAGTGTCACTGTTGCTGGTTCTTTGGTGGTACACGCAGGAAGACCACTTGCAAGGTCTTGCCTCGTTAATCCCTCCAGGTAAGCAGTCACCACGTGTCTTCGGATCCACAGAATCACCGCTACACCAAATAGTTTGCGGGGCCGACGGGAATCAAACCCGCCTCGCTGGCGTGACAAGCCAGTCGCCTCATCAGATGCGTACGGCCCCATTGCGATGCTACGGGGAGTCGAACCCCGATTTTCTCCGTGACAGGGAGATGTCCTAGCCGTTAAACGATAGCACCAATCCTGAGCATCTCTGTAAGCGGGGTTCTGTCGTGGATAGTTATTCCTCTAGGCCCACCGTCACCGATGGGCTCAAGCAGCAACCCGGAGACTCGGGCGAGCAGCCCTCGAACGTCCCCTGTTTGCCTTGCTCCGGGCCTCGCCCCATGCCTCACGTGTTACCACGTGAGCGGTGGGCTTTTACCCCACCGTTTCACCCTTACCTAATGCAAGCACTAGGCGGTCTGTTTTCTGTTGAACGAGTGAGACATCACTGCCTCCCAGGCGTTACCTGGAACCCTGCTCTATGGAGCCCCGACTTTCCTCAGGGCCGGAGAAGCCCTGCAACTATCTGAGGTACTCAAGTTGTTGAGAATGGTGACAAGGGACGCAGAGACTATTTTGGGACCTGTGCTCTGCCAACTGAGCTACGTCCTCCGTAATCGTTTCCGGGGAGAACGACGGGACTCGAACCCGTGACCACTGGTTTGAATTGTAATCCCTACAGCATTCACCACTCTCGGTAGGCGCACTGAGAATCGAACTCAGACCTCCAGTTTATCAGACTGGCGTCCAGAACCAACTAGACTATACGCCTGTAGCGTCCCCACAGGGAGTCGAACCCTGATCTTCTCGCTGAGAACGAGAGATCCTGAGCCATTAGACGATGGGGACATGAATGAAAGGCGACGACAAAAGTTGGTGTGTCAACACCTCATCTCCAAGGTTTCCCTCTTCGAAGGTGGGTATCGATCCCACTCCTCCAGCTCTTGCGAGCTGACGTGCTGACCATTGTAGACAACACCGGCATTCGTCGCTGGCGTCCCCAGAAGGATTCGAACCTTCATGAACCAGGTTTCGTAGACCTGTGCCTTATCCATTAGGCCATGGGGACATGAAGTCGTCGATGCGTGCGGAGTCGATGGCAGACTGCGCATACAAGATCACACTTGGCGATCTCCCGCAGAATAACCTCTCGGCTGACCCTGAGATTGCGCATCGTCGCGACGGCCATCACCTTCTTACCTCGAACATGATCGAAGTCCATCGCACACGGATGATACTCGTTACCGCAATCTATGCAGGGCTTCCTCTTCAACTCGTTGATGAACTCGTCGTAGGCAAGGTTGTGAGCCCTGGCCTTTGTGAGATAATAAGCCTTGTTTTCTCGGTAATGCCGGCGAGTGTACTGCCGATGGCATTCCTTGCAGAAAGGGTTGAAGCCGTCTTTCCGGGACGTGTTCTTGGTGAGTCTAACAAATAGATTCGTAGACCTTACACTCTTCCTGGTGACCCCAGCGAGTGTCGAACTCGCTTTTTCAGCGTGAGAGGCTGATGTCCTAGCCGGTAGACGATGGGGCCGTATCGAAGTCTGGGAAGATGGGCTGGAAAGGCTTTCGTCGAGGAGCTTCCGGGGGCTGTGTGCTTGCCTCGACAAGAGCTTCCGGGGGCGGTGTGCTCTCCTCAATCGTTACTTCCGAGGAGCGTGGTGCTACAGCTCTGAAAGAGGAAGACTCACAGGCAAAGCTGCAATACTCGGTAGTCGTGTATACCGCTGGCTTCTGACCACACCAAGCACAAGGTCGTTTCACTTTGGCGCCCCTGGCAAGATTCGAACTTGCACCGACCACTTTAGGAAAGTGATGCCCTATCCGTTAGACCACAGGGGCGTAGACTACACCTGGCGGAAGATAGAGGTCTCGATCCCCAGTCCGTTCAGGACCGCACCGCTTTCAAAACGGGCTCAGCTCCTAGCCGATTTACCTTCCGTAGTCGGCCCGCTGTTCTTTCTCAGAGAGCCTGGCCTTCTGCTCTTGCCGAATCTGCTGACCTAGGTTGCCCTTCATACCATTGCCCTTATGGGGCTTGCACCAAAGACAACCAGCACGAAGGTCTTTCCGCTTACCACGCTTGTGATGCGCCATGAGTCACTCCTTGCCGGCGTCACCGGCTTGAAAGTGATCTCGTGGACATCCCAAATGGGCGTCATGACCTGAGAAGTTGGCAGTTTCGGGGCGAGTTGTCAACCGTTTATGAATCCTCTTGGGCGTGGTCGTCTATCCTTCAACGACAAGCTTCCTACTCGCCATCGGCCCCTACGTGACCGACCAGGGAAAGTACGTGCTCTGGCAGGACCAGGGCCAACAGCTCTTCGGGCTTCAGCGGAGAACAAACCTGCAAGACATCCTAGCCATTCCCTTGGATGAGATCCTCTCAGAGCTTGGTCTCTTGCAATTCTGCTCAAACACCACCCAGCGAGCCTGGGTAGATACCTGGATGCGAGTCGTCGAGGCTGCTGTGACGTTGCCGGGTGTCGGCTCCTACTACTACAACCTCCTGCTAGCTCAAGCATCGGCCCATCTGACTCTCGGGGGCAACAGCAACATAGTTGCAACCCTCTCAGTCCAGGCGGGGGTAGCATCGAGCTTGAGCGGCAACAGCTCGCTTTTTGCAGATGCTACTGTGACACCCTGATGGTCGGAGATGCGGGGATCGAACCCGCCGACGCCGGTACCCGAAACCGGTGGCCCACCCTGAGCCTTATCTCCGATTGGTTGGGGCAGCAAGGATCGAACTTGCATAGCGAGCTTCAAAGACTCGCGTCTTGCCATTAGACGATGCCCCAAAACGTACCAACGAGTAGTTGAGAGTCCGTGAGCACCAGCTCATACAGGCAGGAATCGAACCTGGCCTTCCATAGGTTGGTTGGATTGTAAACCCTCAGGCATTTGGTACCGCCCCAGTCCGAAGACCGGGGTGAGTCTCACTTCGACCGCTTCTTGTTGCGGTACGCCTTTCGCCAACAAGGACGGCACATACAGGGCCGGCCGAGTAGCTCAGTGGCAATCAAACACCACCGACACATCAGCATCACCTCCTTTCAAGCGAGGTGAGCTACGGGGGTCTGTCCTTTCTGATAGTCATCTGTTCTCCTTGAAGTTGCTTCCGGAGAGATTGTTGGCGAGCAGGGACTCGAACCCCGATACCGAGAACCAGAATCTCGTGTCCTGCCATTGGACGACTCGCCAAATGTCGCGACAAGGTGTTGCAGAGACGTTCAACCCTTTCGGGACCGGTGTGTCTGCCGTTCCACCACTCACTCCGAAGAGTGAAGAGGGAGTCGAACCCTCAAGCTCTTTCGAGCGCCGGTTTGCTTATTGTAGTCCCTACTGCATTCGCGACGGTGTCACCGAAAGGAGTCGAACCTTCACGCCCTTTTAGGACACGAGCACCTCAAGCTCGCGTGTCTGCCATTCCACCACGGTGACGTAAACCTGATCCACTCAAAGCCCAAGGGAAGGGTAATGCAGGCAAGATAGACTTGGTGACCACCACGCTCGCACCTTCCCAGGTCGTAAGACCTGTCCGCACCCGACCAAGAAGGTTACGGAATTTACTTTCCCAGGGCTCTGAATGGATCAGGCGGTACGGGACGTGGGGATCGAACCCACCTGATCTTGCTTGTCGAGCAAGTGCCGTCACCAGACGACAAGTCCCGCATGATCAACCTCGACTAGAATGACCGAGACTGGCGCTCGTCACGCCTGTATGGCCGGCACATTACATCCCCACGGTGCCTTTCGACATCGTGTCCAGTTTGGATGCAGTTCGCCCCGCAGGAGATAAGTACGAGACCTATCTCCCGCCGTCGCTAACTGGATTGCTCCAGGCTCGCTACCTTAGGACCGTTATTGTAATCCCTGTCGGCATTCGAGATTGATTGGTCAGGGCGGCGGGGATTGAACCCGCCAACGCCAGTCCCCCAGACTGGTGGCCCACCTTGAGCCTTCGCCCTGATAGCTACATGCGGAGAACACTGGAGTCGAACCAGACACCTTTCGGTGCAATCGGTTTAGCAAACCGTTGAGCGTCCACACACTCTTTGCTCTCCATAACCGCCCGCCTACCAGAAGTGTCCAGTGATTTCTCACTAACTGCCCCCAGTGCGCAACGGTAGCGGAAAACGGAGGTCTTGATCCCCAGTCCCGTAAAGGACCGCACTGCTTTCGAGGCAGGCTTGGCTCCTAGCCAATTCATTTTCCATAGACGACCTGTTCCGTTGCTCCCTTCCGGGCCTGGCGGGTACAGATCGTTGGCGGAAAGCCGAGGTCTTGATCCCCATACCCTTTCAGGTACACATCGCCTTCCAAGCGAGTCTGGCCCCCGGCCAGTTGACTTTCCATTGTTGACCCATCACTCGATATGGACTCGCTGGCCCAACGAGTAGCCAAAAGATTCTCCTTCAAGTACGTCCCGAAGGAGAAGAAGCAGCACAAGATTGATCGGTTGATGGAGGTCATCCGAGACGCCACCGGCATATCTCGTGGCATCGCAGAGGACATCGCTGATGCTGTTGTCCGTGGACGGAATCTCGATGCCTTGAGCATTCAGAAAAACTGGCCCGTGGATGATGGGTTCTTAAAGGGACCATCGGGCCAATTATCTCTAAACGAACTAGGTTAGGGTCACGATGGGATTCGATGGTCGGGGAGGGGAGAATCGAACTCCCAATTTCCTGTACCCAAAACAGGCGACCTACCATTGGCCTACACCCCGATTCAAGCGACGACGAGAATTGCAGAGACTCCGTTTAGGTGTCCTGACCACTAGACGACAGTGCAATGAGTCTTGTTCTGTTGCACCGCCAGGATTCGAACCTGGGTCACCCGCTTAGAAGGCGATTGTAATCCCTACTGGCATTCGTCGCTTGGTGGCTAGGGTCGGGATCGAACCGACTACACGCGGATTTTCAATCCGCTGCTCTACCTTCTGAGCTACCTAGCCAGATCCGGTTTTCACGTCTCCGGGCTGCACTACAGATTCGGTGGGGATGATATCGACGGGGGATGACCGGAAACCTGCCCAACCTCAGCTCCCGCTATTCTGTAGCCGCTGTGTTGAGAGACGCAAGCATCTCCAAGACCTAGGTGAAGTCGTGCCTTCCCAGGTTCAACACCTGCCCCGTGTGTAACGGACATTGAAGCCGTATGCACGAGACATCGAGCCCGCAGCCGGAATCGAACCGGCTTATCCGCCTTACGAGAGCGGTGCCTCACCATTTAGGCGTTACGGGCACAGCATCGACGAGTTATGGAGGAGACCATCAACCCACCACTAACCGGGCTTCACTCCGGCCGAAGTGGATCGTCCCCCAATACCCACTACCGAAGTGATGAGCATTGGCGGGACGATTGTAATCCCAACCGCATTCGATGCTTAGTGGAGATGAAGGGAATCGAACCCTTATTAGAAGACTGCCAGCCTTCCGTTCTCCCGTTGAACTACATCCCCGTAGTGGAGTCATGGAGAATCGAACTCCAATTTCTGCGATGCGAACGCAGCGTACTCCCGTTGTACGATGACCCCATTTGCTTCGAGTTGACTAGGTGTTGCGAAGACTTCGTTTAGCCATTGTAATCCTCACGGCATTCAACTCTCAGCGGCAGGGCTAGTAGGAGTCGAACCCACTCGGCAACGGATTTGGAATCCGTCCGGCTACCTCAGCCTTAGCCCTAAGTTTTACCCAACCTTGCTCGCGTGCTGTCTTTCGGCGATGGCAGTTGGCGCACCGAACCTCGCACTTCAACATCTCTAATTGAATCTTGGCCCAGGAGTGACCGTTCATAATCATCCTAGCTATACCAGCCAACTTCTTCCCTCGAACATGATCCCAATCGAGGACTACAAGGTCATTCTCCCCGCAGTCTACACAAGATTTCCCTTGAAGGATTTCGAACACCCTCTTCCGACTCTCGTGCCTCTTGGCCAAGGTTCTCAACCTGAACGGTTTGGGATTGTCGTAATACCCTTTCAGATTGACTTTCCGTTGGCACTGGCGGCAGATGCTCTGGCGAGTGCCCTTCTTTTTCGACCGCCAATTGAAGTCCTTCTCCGGATCTTTCGGGTGTCTGCACTTTGGACATGTCCTCATGCCTCTAAACTACCACAAGTAGTTGGAGCAACAGCCAAGAAAATTTAGCGGAACGGCAGAGCACCATTTGCCGTCCCTCATTGTATTCAGGTAGGTGACCCTATTGAGGCTAGAGTGGCGTACCTCAAACGGTGCAATTTGATCCACCATCAGCCAGACTTTCCTGGCAGTCAACTCTCGTTACTTGTGCTAGCTGGTCCAGGCAAACCTTCACGAGTGTTTCCTGGTCCCTCAGGTTGGAATTGAACCAACACCTTCTGCTCTTCAGGCAGACGCTTCCACCAGGTTAGCTTCTGAGGGTTGAGGCTGGGTTTTCGGGTTTTCACCGTGTGGTTATCCAGCAGACCACATTCAGTGATGAGGCTCACTGCGGCCGTCAGCAGACTACTTCTTTAGCTCCGTCTGCTATGGATGGTGACCCCACGGGGAATTGAACCCCGGTTCTTACCTTGAAAGAGTAACGTCCTACCATTAGACGATGGGGCCGAACAAGTCCGACTAGGAGATGCCGAGATCTTTTTCATTTTCGGTGATTGTAATCCCGACGGCATTCGGACTCAGTAGCGGGAGTAGGATTTGAACCTACGGCCTCCGGGTTATGAGCCCGACGAGCTACCAGGCTGCTCCATCCCGCAGAGCCGGCGACAGGATTCGAACCCGCCTAAACCTCGTTACAAATGAGGTGCTCTCCCTAGAGAGCTACGCCGGCAAACGTGTGTTGTGACAAAATTCAGGAGGAGACTTGCTAGACTAACAGGGTTCATCGGGTCGGATTCAAACCAACCTTGCAGGGCTCATCTGCCCCCAAAGAGACATGATTAAAGGCCGACGAGGTTTCGCTGTAGAACTTGGTTCTTTACAAGAGATTGTATTCCACAACAGCATTCGGCCTTGGGGTGACGTACGGGAATCGAACCCGCCATTGACCGGGTCACAGCCGGCCCCCTTCACCAGTTGGGTAACGTCACCATAGTTTCAAGCGACGACGAGGATTCGAGAGACAGCCAGTGTAGGAGCCCTTCTAAGTGCCAATCTCGTGACCGAGGTCACGAGGCGGAATCTGCCTCCGCAAGGCTCCGGGCCTGGCTTGCCCTTGGTCGATTGTAGTCCCTCAGGCATTCGTCGCTTGGCGACCCGTGAAGGGATCGAACCTTCCACCGTCGGCTTAACAGGCCGCCGCTACACCTTGTCAGCTTACGGGTCGTGTCGGCAAACTCGCTCATGGCAACCCAGGTCATCCCGTTGCAAGGACTTGCTGGGAGGCAACTCCACGAGGTCATCTACCGTTGGCTCCAGGGGCAGGAGTCGAACCTGCATGACCTTCCGTTAACAGCGGAGGCGGCTTACCTATGCCCACCCTGGAAAAACTGTGGGAACAGCCGAGAAGTGATCTTCCCGACTGTTCCCGCAGACGAGTCCAGGAGAGAAACATCACTTCCGCAGTCCCGGCCGCTGGAGCCCTTCGCTATGAAGGTCGATCACGCTCCGGCTGCTTCAGCACTCCGAAGAGTGCCTCAGTGGCGTTCCAAATCCTGTCGAGTTGTCAAGGACCAGAGAACCACCTGTGTGATTCTTGTTCCGGCTCAGGGTCTCGGGATCGAACCGAGATTCACGGCTTCAGAGACCGTTGTCTTGCCTATTGGACGAACCCTGAATATCTACTGCATCACTTCGTGGGTCTGGAGGGAGTCGAACCCTCATCTCATCGGGTAAGAGCCGAGTATGTTATCCATTGCCACCACAGACCCGTGGGAGTGGGAGCACAGAGAATCGAACTCAGATCGACCGGGTAAGAACCGGCTGCTCTACCGTTGAGCTATGCTCCCCTTTCTTGTTTGAGTGCCGGTATCACCGGCTTTCGCTTGAGCTTGATCATGATGTTCACCTGGTCGGGGGCACGGGGATCGAACCCGCCTCTCTCGGATTAAAAGTCCGCTGCGTCACCTTGACGCCAACCCCCGATGATTGAATCGGGAGCCGGTGCGTTTGAGTTCCTTGAGAGACATCGTTCTTTCCTTGTGGAGCATGATGGAATCGAACCACTTAGCCGTTAGGCACCGCGTTTACAGCGCGACTGTCGTCCCAGCGACAACTTCATACTCCGTGTTTTTGACCCTGAAACGACCGAGGCCGCCTCGGTTTCCCTTTGGCGGCCTCATGATCCCTCTCGGGTTGTCACTTTGCCGCCTAAGTACCCACCTCCGGATTGGCGAACTTGATGGAGGTGGCGGGAACGAGATACGAACTATCCTGGCGCAGTCCTAGACCCATTCCGCAGACACACCACACCGTCAAGGCTTCTGCCTTCGCTGTGGTTTGGAGATGGAGTTTGGTAGCGAACATGATTGCTCTAAGAGGAGTTCCTTGTTAGGGAGATCCTCCGGTTCCTGGTAATGTACACCGGTTAGACGCCTCAGCCACAGAAAAATCAACCGGGCGATGTCGATTTTTCTAACGTCCCGAAATCAAGGAGAAACTTGATTCGAGAGCTGGGTGTTCACCATGACCCCGTTGAAGGCCGACGCTCCGAGCCCTTGGCCGATCACTAGATAGGTCGGCTGGAACGAGATCCAATCCGCTGTGGGATCCGTAGTCCAATCCATGTCTGGGACAGCTACACCGTTCACAGTCAGAGAAGCATGTCGTGCAGAACCCGAGAGGAGGTTCTCAGAATCCCAACTCAAGCGAACCGACATCGGGGCTCCTGGGGAAAACGAGGCCGTGGAAGGAGTGACTTCTGCGACAAGCATTCCAACCGCATCCGTGATACGGAGGAGCGGGCGATTGAGGCTGTCTACCGCGAGAAGGATGTACTTTGTAGGAGTCGTCAGGTTGTTGGTGAGGTACAGGACCGTTCTCTCTGGACCAGCATCCAAGCCACCGCTCATCCCTGACACAACAAAGCCCACATCAGCGACCGTCTCTGTGATCGTGACGTTGCCAGCGGATCCGGGGGTGTCGTTCACGAGGAGAATTTGCCCTGGAGTACCCGGAGAAGCCGTGATGTCCAGGGAACCAGCCGTGTTGATAGCTGCGATGATGGCGGCCCTGACGGTGGCCAACGAGTCTGCACCCGTAAAAGCCACAGCGACATTTCCAGGAGTTACTGTGGCGTTATCATCGAACTCGAAGACAGACGGTGGGTTGACTCCATCGTCGAGCGTGAATGTCTCAGTATCAACTAGCAGAGAGCCATCCACGGTCACAATAGAGCCTGAAGCCGCAGTCAACAGGATCACGGCACCAGAAGTGTACTGGACATCCAACGTGCCCCTCTGACCCGGGACCAGTGAAAGCGGAAAGACACCCCCTCCAGGACTTGAGAAGACGGCACCATTCAAGGCAGTCACAACCGAAAGAGGAGCCATCGATTGTCCTCGCCATGAAACGAGGCCATCGGGGGTAACGGATGGTATGCTTTGTCCCTGATTGGTGACGAAGCCTGGGACGAGGAAGTTGCTGGGCATTCGGGCTCCTTCCCTTCACTGGGGGTAAAAGTTCTTTTGCGTTCACCCCTGTAGATGCCCGAGTTCCCGAACGAAGTTACAGCCCTCCTGCGGATGGCCTCCGAGAAATCGAAGACCGCCCAGAAGCGGTTCGTCTGTCGGGCTTTCAAGACTGACTGGAACCAGTTCGTCGAGGAATGGGCCAGCCGGGCCTATGTCTTCGTGGCCAACGCCTTCGGAGGCTACCAGCGAGAACCTCTCGTCGAAATCGTGGCCATGCACGATGGGGCTCATGCTGGAGGAGCCAATGCCAGCTTCGACCCGAGCACCGGCAGGATCACTCTCTCCTCGGTCATAGAGGGAAATCCTGGCTGCACCCTGGAGAAGATCACCCACGAGCTGACCCATGCCGCCCTGGCCTCCTTCCCAGAGGATGTGTTCTACGACGAGGGTTCTGTGGATTATGCCGTTTGGATCATGGCCCACGCACCGGCCTGGGAGCCCTACAGGGCACAAATGATCGAGGCCGCAGCCTTCAACATCCAGGTCCGACGGGACAGAGCCCTCAAAGCCGGGTCCGACTGGGACCGAAAGAGGTGGGCTGGGGGTCTTCACGCTCACTTGGCCTACGGTCCCCACGTCATTTCCAGGCTCAGGCAGAAGAAGCTCGAAGGCGACTTCACCTGGTGAGGCCAACGGAGAACTGAAGCATGCCCCTAGTTAAGATACAGGTTGATCATGACTGACTACTTCGTTCGATCACTGGTCGTTGATCCCCTGACGTACTCGCCGTCGGCAAGGGCCACGGCGATCACCTTACGTATGATCTACGAGTTCTGGGGCTACTGCGTCAACGGAACCGCTCTGCTGACCACGCCTGGCGGGATGCCCACGACCCCTACGGCCGGACCAGCTAATGGTTTCGAGGGAACAACGGTCCTTGCCACTGGCAGTGACGGGGCGACAATCGTTGGAGCCGACACGTTTGATTCGGCGGGTGCAACGTTCACTTCTGCACATCTGAATAAACATCTCGTTGTCTGGAAACCCGGTGACCCAACATCGGAGAATTCGATTTACCAGATCATTGGTGTACCAAGCTCAACACAGCTTAGACTTTTGGTTGCGAACGGAGGAGTCCCTGATCCGACTACGCTGAAGCCCTCATTCACGAGTCGAAGCAGCATCCAGTACCGGATCATCGACCTAGCAACGGTGGGCGGGCTGGCGTGGGTAGCAGTTACGCATTACGTGGTGCTCCAATTCACTCCGACTTTGATCAATGCGGGCCAGGCGAGCAGCCAGGTCCAGTTCCGTCTGAAGACCGGGATTTCGACACCCACCAACATCGACATGATTCTGAGCCCAGGAGGGACTTGGACCGGTGCCGCGTTCACAGATGGATCAACGGCCATCTTTCCGAACTCGAATACAAGCGGGTTACACAACAGCGCATCGGGCACCTACTGCCTGTTCACGATGATCGCGGACGAAAACTCGGTCATCATGCACATTTCGGGTTTCGGGATGACAACCGGCACCACGGGTGGGTACTACATCGAGATCCCAAAGCGGCTCTACACGCTAGCTCAAGACCCAAACCCCATCGCCGCTTGCTGTTGGGGTGTGGCCAACATGATCGTGACTTCCAGCACACTGAACCTCAGCGGCTACTGGTGGATGGTATGCCCTGACACGGTCACCCGAAATCACCTGCCTCTGACACGCTCGGTGCAGGGAATTGGTACGGACAGCACCGCCTCTGAAGGTCTAGCATTCAATGATAACCTCGACGGGGACCGTGGATTCAACTATCCGCGTGGGCTAGGGTTGACATCCCCGGTGCTGATTGGGCACCACAAGACTGCTGGTCAGTATGCCCTAGCCAGAGCACAGCTCAGACGAATGCGGATGGCGACGACAGCACTGCCGAACTACAAGCGCATTGGCACCAATGGTGAGTGGCTGCATTTGAACACCAGCATTCTGTTCCCCTGGGACAACACGATCTTGCCCTTCAACCTGATGTCACTGGGGTTCTGATATGGCTAATTACCTTTGTAGGGATCTGCTCGGGACTAACACTGCGCCAAAGGCACATGCTTACCTGCTCAGTCTATTCCTCCGGCGGGTGCTCAAGTTCACCTACGTTGGCGACACGAACTTCGCCATCAACGCAGTTGGTACGCTGCTCATCGCCACAGGGGATTCAACTCCTACAGTGGCCCCGACGTTCGGAGCCGGTACAAAGGCTGGCATCAACTACGGTGTCGGTCTGGAATACTACGTCGGCATTCCGGTTGCGTCTCACACGGTAGTGGCAGGGGACGTGAATCGGCTTCTTGTGATGAAAAGCACAGCAAACCCGAAGCACAACTCCGGCATCTTTAGGGTCACTGCTATCGATGTGCCGAACAATCGGTTGCTGGTAGACTACCGAACTGCTGAGTTTCCGCCAGCCGAGGCCGATGACAGCATCGAGTGGTACTTGTACGAGTCCGACAATTTCGCCTCGATCCCCGCCTCTGGAACGACAAGTGGTGGCACGGGCTATCGAGGTGCAGGTACAAGCACGAACGGCCGGATCATCTTGCAGAGCCCACATGCGACCGCATGGCAGGTCCGGATCTGCAACGAAAACAGTACGGACTTCTCAACCAACGGCACCACGCCTGTCATCTCGGTAGCCCCGGGATTTAGTGGGACTTCTGCTGGTGATTTTGCTGTGGCAGGGCGGCATCTGCACACAGCACAGTGGTACGACACGGCCAATGGGACTCTCTATCAAGGTACGACGCCTGGATGCGGGGCCAGCGCTGCAACGATCTACCGCTACACGATGCTTGGAGATGACACGGGGCAATCCTTCGTCATGATGTTGCGCTTCGTGTCAGGACAGGGCAACAGCGAGATGTTCCTCATGGGCATCGCAGACAATGAGCCAGCTCCCCTTCCGGCCGACAACTTGTCTAGACTATTTGCCTATGGTGATGGTTACGGATTGAATGTCGGTAACTACATGAACGATATTGCATGGGCCACGGGTCGTTCAGATAACACCGCTCGTGGAGAAGGCACTTCTTTCGGTGATAAAATCACACGTCCCGTTGCAGCAACTCTTGGTGCTTGGAACTATCTGTATGGTGCGACTGTTGCAGCCAGCGTCATCGTAGAGGCGACGGCAGCAGACTCGGTATACTCCAGTTCCACAGACCTTCTGTCTGTTGTCCTTTGGGCTGGCATGCGTGGAACACAATATCCTGGGGGTGGAGTGCCAACCGCATTCCCATTCGAACCGCGCTTCTTGGGAACCGTACCTTGGCTCCGTCAGGGGCGAACAAACTTTGGAAACTACACACTCACGACGGATGCTGGGAAAGCCTGGCAACACTTCAGGAATGGCGTGTACATGGAGTGGAGTGGACCGGCAGTGGTGGCCTGATGGCAACAGCAACAGACATCAACATCAGCGGCAGCTATCCAACGTCCGAGCCCGACCTCGGCGAATCAAACAACTTTGGAGCCGAGGCTGTCACGTTAGACCTGCCCACGTTGGAGGAGATAGATCCAACAGGAGGCATTCTTGGACCTACGACTTACTA